TTTTACCAAGGCGTTCAAAGTTTTGAGAACCTTCCATATAGGCATTTTGTTCACTTTGTGGTTTATTATCAAAAGGTAATGAACCGCCTGATTTCCTTATCAAGTTTCCTAATAGGTTAGCACACCAAGCTCTAGTTTTAGGATTTGATCCAGTACCAAATTCTTTGAAAGCTTCAATAAACTGTGGATCAGCTTCATCAACACCTATCATACCACTTCTAGCAAGATACTCTATAAGATTCTCACCTTGTCTAATAGGTGGTATACCTTTAAAAGTTGAAGCATCATAAAGAGCTAGGGTGAGATCTTCTTCATTTTTTACATCACCATTATTAATAGCTGTTGCAACTTCTGCTTGTACATCAGAAGGTAAATTATTTAACTCACCTCCTCTTGGTATACTAATTACTTGACCAACACCTATCTTATCTGCATCTACATCAGGGTTAGCTTCCATTAGTTTATCTAAAGTCACACCTTGCCTTTTAGCAATGTCGTACATGGTATCGCCACGTTCTACCTTATAAGTACTTGTATCTTTTGTTGCTAATCCTTTAGTAGTAGAAGTAGTATATGAATTTACTAAATCTTTAGTTTCCTTGGCAAGGTCTTTAGTAGCGCTGGATAGTTTACCTGTTAAAGAACTTAGACTTTCTGTTATAAAGTTAGCTTTAATCGGTGTTGCATCACGCAGCATAGCTTTAGTTGCGTTGTCCATGAACTCAGTAGGTACAGTAGGCTTTCTTGTTGTAGGTATTTTTATTACTTCACCGTTTTCAACAAAGGGATTAGTAGGTGTTCCGTCAGCGTTAACAGGAAGGTTATTTGCTTTTGCTACCTCTTCAAGTGTAACATCAACACCTCTTTTATTCAGATCCTCTACTATTGTCATAAGGTTTTCTTTATCTCTAAGTGATCCAACTGTATAGTCTACCATTTCGGGAGAGGCTTGTGGAAGCATTGCTTGTGACAATACCCTAGTCATAGGGTCCATGTTGGCTGGTGCTTCTGGTGATACAGATAGATCTGGCATATCTGTTCCACGTGTAAAGCCACGTCTTACACCAAACATATTTAGAGCAGGGTTGTTATCACCAGATGGTAACGTAGGAGATGGGTAGCTTGGTGATACTTCCCCAAGGAAGGGCATACCAAAACGATACTGCTTCTTACCAGCATCCCCACCAAACGGTCCTATGCGTACAGTAGGATCATACCCACTAAACAGTGGCCCTTGATATACTCTCTTGCCATCAACTATCAAAGCTTCTGGTTCTTTAGCTCCAAAGGACTTGAATAGATCTACAGTCTTTTCATATACTTTAGCTACAGTAGGTTTGTTTTCATACTCATCCCTGTTTGGATTGTTGTCCTGTCCACCACCAAAACTAGGAGGCTTTGCCCCTATGCCTCTTGTTACTGCAGCATCTTCATTAGGATTATTACCACTGTACCCACTGCTTCTTGTTGATTTAGTAACATTCTTAGTAGTCTCACGAGAGCTACCGTACTGGTCATACATTTGTTTTTGTGTAAACTTAGGATCGTACATTGTTATACCTTTACTTAGGGAATGGTAGATACTTACCGATGATATAAGAGGCTGCACCTGTGACAAGCTCACCAACAAAATTACCAGCAGAAGTCTCAAGCAGTGATTGTGATTCACCATTTGCATCTATCTCTGCCTCTAGTATTTTTGTTATTCTGTCTCTCTCGCTTTCGCCAGACTGCCATGCCCATGCTAACAGATCACGCTCACGTTGTATAGCATTATTATACATTGTGGATGTAAGATTGTTAGCTACTAGTGCTGCATCTCTGTTAGCTTGGTTAGCTGCTGCGTTGGCTGCTGTAGTAATAGCTTGCGCCCATGCTGCGTTAGCTTGTGCAACTACAAGATGGTTCTGTGCATTGAACTGGTCACGTGCATTAGTTTGTGCAGTGTTGAACTGTGATACTGCATTAGTCTCACCTGCATTGAAACGGTTGATAGCGTTGATCTGCTCTGCGTTAAACCTCTGTACCTGTGAACCTAGTCCTGCAAAGAATTGATCTGTTTGGTTCTGGGATGAAGCATTGAACTGTCTTGAAGCATTTATTGCAGCACCATCACTGAGTATAGCTTGAGCAGTTTCCTGCGCTTTAAGAACTTGCATCTGCTGCTCATTACTTAGATTAGTTAGATCCATCTGTAAGAATGACTTAGCATTCTGTACGTTAGCTTGCTGCCTGTTGTTCAGGTTAGCTAGATCTATCTGTGAAAGTGTAGCTGCATCAGCTAAAACTTTACCCTGCCTAGCATCTAGGTTAGCTAAGTCTACAGTCTGTGCCATCCTAGCATTCTCTAACGCTATCTGCTGTTCTGCTGTAAAGTTTATGTTAGCTATCTCTGATATACGTGCTGCATTCTTTACCTTGGCTTGGAACTCTTGGTCAAACTCCATACCTAAAAAGCTTGCACGTTGTTCAGCGTTTAACAAAGCTACTTCTTGTTTGTTGGATGCATCTATCTGTGCGATAGGTAGTGCTGCTTCCATACCTGCCTGTACAATAGCCATACCTGCCATACTAGAAGCTGACAACCCACGTGCAGCCATTGCTGCTGATGCATTACGCATAGCTCCTGCAGCCCATGAGGGTGTGTTACCACCTTGGAAGTCCTGCATCAAAGTGTCTAGCTCTGTCTTTACAGATGCAGCTTGGTTCTTTGCTATAGTAGAATCAACTCTTGTTTGATCTACAGTAGAGCCAGACACTAGCTGATCCTGTGATACCTGTAAAGGATTAGGAGCTTGTACTGTTTGTGGCGCTCCTATCTGTGCAGCCTGTAGCTGTAGTGCTGCTGCTGTAAAAGGGTCCATTTGTGCAGGATCTACAATAGAGTCAGGACCAACCTGCCCTTGTGCTGCTAAGTAATTCTGTAAGGCTGATTGTAGTGCTTGCTGTGATTGGTAAGCTTGATACTGTGCTGGTGACATAGCAGCAATTTCTTCTGCTGTTGCAGCCCCTGCTGCTGTTGTTACACCTGCTTGTGCTGCTGTACCTGCCTGACCAGTACCACCTGCTATGAGTGCGTTTGGTCCACCATCTGCTGCTACAACTCCTGCTCTAGTTACCATAGCATTTGGGTCATCTCCTATCTGTTTTGATAGTAGTGACCCACTTGGCATTTGTGTACCAGTTGGACCTGGAAATTTAGTAGTGGTTGAACCGTCAGGGTTTGTAGTAGTGGTTGAACCATCTGGGTTTGTAACAGTGGTTCCAGCGCCGGGAACGGTAACAGGATTAGGGTTAATTACAGGAGAGGCTTGTACTCGTCTTGAATCGTTTCTACTGTCGCTATCTTTAGCTTGTTGAGCTAAAAACTTCTGGTGGTTTGATACAGACAAAGCTCTATGGGCTGCTTGTTGTGCTGCAGTACCACCTTTTCTAGCAGGAATTGGTGCAGCTTTCCCTGATAAATTTTGGATACCCATACTTGACATATCACGTGCCGCATCTGCTGCAGAATAGTTTCCCCTATAGGCATTAACAACTTTACCCTCAACCATCTGCCTAGCTGCCATAGTGTACTTACCCATCTTGGCTGCTGCTGCAGGACTAGCTGCTAGGAAAGCATTGATAGACTTTTGATCACTAGGTCCACTATAGCCCAACGCTGGTAGTATCTTGTTTGTCATTGTCTCAGGCTTGAAACCCATAAATTTTTTAGCCATATTATTATTTCCCTATTTGCATCCACAATGATGCGGCAATGAATGTTATTATTGCTACCGTTGACATCTTAACCATAGTAGACCATACACCTTTACGTGTATCACGCCATGCTTCTAGTAAGTTACGCATCTCAGTTATGTCTTTACGAGCATCATCATCATGTAATCCTACCTCACGCAGTGCTGCTTTAGCCCCACGCTTTGCTGCACGATCTAGCATAGCTTCTAGTTTTTCTTCTGTTATTTCCATGAGGCACTTGCCATTTGAAAGAGAGTTGAACCCGCATAAACGTTATTTCCAGGATTAGTTTGGGTGATAGTGTATGTTCTATTTCCTGAAGGTGTTTGTGAATCATACCAACTAGTGTGGGCTGAAGCACTTTCTAAGTGTTGTTGATGGATAGTGTCAGCATTAGTTATTGTTATACCACTAGCAGAGAAACTATCTTCACAAATTACAGAGCCTATTGTTAGACCATTATACTGACTTGCAACCGTGATATCTGCTGTGAGGTCTGCATTAGTTTGTTGTGCTGTGTCGGTTGTGTAAGGAGTAGCACTATTATAACCCGTTATTTCATATATAGTTGCACTTGATCTACCTGTACCACCGTTACCAGTAACGTATACTGATCCTGATGCAGATGAAGTTAGATAATATACTGCAGATGTATAAGCTACATTCCATACTCCAGAAGCCGTACCAATAGCATCCATCTTTGCAGCAAGTGTCATAGATGAACTACCTAAGCTTATGTATGTATTACCATACCCTGCTGACTGTAAACAAACAACAACAACTTTTGTACCAGAACTAAGGTTGACATAGCCATTAGGAAAACCATTACCTGTTGTGGAAACTCTGCCTCTATAACTAACACTAGGTGTAGATGCAGAGACTCCATAATATTCACTGAAAGCGTTTGATGCGCCCGAACTCTTACCAATCATAGCACGAATATCAGCATCATTCAAAGACGCTTGAGAACCACTAGAGCCACCAGCTTCAACGTGTATTTGATTTAAAGTTATAGCACCACTACTTGGTAAGGGCATTATTCACACTCACACTTTTTACACTTACACTTATTTAGTTCTTCTTTTAATTCTTTTACAGCTTCTATAAGTACACCTACTATGTTACCATATGCTACAGATAGATACTCACCCTCTTCTACAACCTCTGGCATAACTTGTTGCATCTCTTGAGCTATAACACCTGTGCCACGCTGACCATCATTTAACGCGCTCTTGTAGTTATAAGTTACACCACGCATCTGTGATACTTTATCTAGCGCACCTTCAATAGTTTCTACGTTTTCTTTTAGTCTTTCATCTGAGTAAGCTGTGATGTTACCTGTTGCTGTAAAGCTCCCCGATAAACTATTACCACTACTTGATAAGTTACCTAGACCTACCTCTGCAGGAGTATCAATAGTACAAGTGATAACACCAGAGCTATTGTTGTAGGATATACCAGTACCTCCACCTAGTGCTGCTCTAGCACGGGCGTTGGTAAAGTATAAGTTAGAACCTTCTGCTACGGCACTTGTAGTTAGTCCACCGCCACCTAAACTTAGACTACCACTTACTGTAAGGTTACCTGCTATCGTAGCATTCTCGTCTACGGTAAGTGTATCTGTTTTTACTGTGCCGTCAAAGAAGCCATCTTTATACTGTAGTGCTGATGTACCTAAGTCTAATGTGTTAGTTGTCTTAGGCCTAACCTGAGATGCTGTAACAACTAAGTCCTGTGATGGCCCCACCTTTTCAATAGGTGCGCCCTCTGCTGCTGTACCATCATGTGTGTGACCAGTACTAGCATTGAATGCTGACTGTACCTGATTGTACTCATCGTTGAAATCAGCAGCGTCAATAACACTTCCTGTAGTAATATTAGCTGCTGCTTGTCTTGTATAACCTGCCATTGTTACTGCCTATCATGTTGTCTATACTCAAGCACTGCTGTGTCAAGAGTAAAGGTTGGATTTGTTGAGTTATCTGTGAGCCTCATTGCTATTGTTTTAAATGACCCTACTAAGTTTTCTTTATATATTTGATCTAGTACACCACCATAAGTAACACTTGAACCACCATACAACGAAGTAGATGCACCAAATAAACTTATACCACCACCTGCTGCTGAAGAAGACACGGATATAGTGGGAGGTTGTATAACACTTGGATCGTTACCTGCATCAAAGTCTATCTTAAAATTTACATCTACATTCATTGTACCTGTTGGCTGTGCATACAAAGTTAGCTTATACATTGTTTTACGTATCTGTGGATCTGTAATTGGCATAAATGGTGATTCATATATTGACTCAATAGCACTACCATCAAAGGAATTACCTGAATCCATCCTGTAACAGAAACCATCATCATTAGCAAACATAATAGTTTCTTGTGCGCCTGAGTATGTACTATCTGCTACGTTTACCTTTAGTCCTTTTGTCGTTGACCAAGCTATACCGCTACCACCTTGAGCCACAAATTTAGTAGCTATTAGACCTGCTGCACTACCTGCCTGTACAGAAGGTATATATGCAAATAGTCTATACTGGGATTTACCTCTAACTAATACAGAACAGAACACATCTGTCTGTGATATAAACTCATTAGCGTCTTTATAAATTGGATCAGATGCAATGTCAAGAGCAAGGTCACCAATACGGTCAGTGGCACTAAGTAAACGTATACCATCAGGAGATAGGTAAGCTATGTCACCGCCAAATTCCTGTATGCTGTCTGGGTTGATACAACCTATTCTATCTGTAATAGGTTCTAACTTAAAGTCAGATGAAGTATTACCTACGAGCTTCTTGATTGTGTCTGTAGTAAAGATAATAAGCTGTTCACGAAAGCCTATCATACCTGTAACATCAAAGCCTACATTTATTGTACCAGCACCATTACCTGTAGCAAAGTCATCTACTGTGTTAGGTGCTGTAAAGAATATCTTGCTGCCCTTAGAGTAGAAAGCATGATTCTTGAATACAACAACATTCTCTGCGCCCTGTACGTCTGAACTGTTTGATGAGGTTAAAGCTGTTATAGTACTTCCACTGGCATTAAATATAACTGGATAACTTTTACTATCAACAAATATTGTTTTGTCTTCTTGTGTAAAGTTAAAAGATGCATACCTATTTTTTAGTGTATTTGTAGAAGAGCTTATACCTATTTGTGTCCAAGTAGTTCCTGTACCATGAAAGTATAATGTTTTATCAACTTGACTAGAAGAAAACGTACCAAAAGTAAGAACAGTATTGTTAGCTATAGATTGTGCTGAGTCAAGTACAATACTGTTTTGATTTGTTAATGATGCTACTTTTACATCACCAGATATACCTGCACCTGTAACAAACATACCAGCCTTTATGTTAGTAATAAAACTAAGTACAACATTATCAGCTATGGATACGGCTGTGTCTAGTATAATACTATTCTGATTTGTTACTGTCTTTACTGTTACTTCCCCTGTAATGCCAGTACCTGTTACAACCATGCCCTTAGTAATAGTTCCAGCAAAGGTTACACCAGTACCAGCAATGCTAACACCTGTTATTGGACCTTCTGCTAAACCTGTACCTGCTATGGTAGCTGCTGTTACACCACCTGATCCATCTACTCCAGTTATTGTAATAGTTGCATTGTTAGCTGTAGTGGCTCCGTTCAAAGCTGCACCAACAATAGTAATTGTTTCACTAGCTGTATAACCTGAACCTGCTGCAGTAATAGCTACGGTATAGGTAGTACCTGTTTTAATTACATTGAATGTAGCACTACTACCAGAACCACTATAAGCAGACTGCGCTGGGTTAGTGTATGTAGCAGCACTAGAACCAACAGAGGTAACTGTAACGGTTGCGTTGTTTGCTGAAGTAGCACCACCTAAGTTTGCACCTACTACTGTTACTGTCTCGTTAACCTTGAAGCCTGTACCTGCTGCATTTATGGCTGCTGTATACGTACCATTTGTATTTGTTACATTAAATGTAGCACTTGCACCAGCTAAAGAAGAGCTACCTGTTACTGCTGTAAAGGTACGTATTCTATCTAAGGCTACTGTAGCGTTGGTAGTGACAGCACCATTTACTACGGCTGTAGCTGTGTTGTTATCAAGGGATACTGCTGTAGCACTAGATACTGCACCATTAACAGTAGATGTAGCTGTCTGGTATTCAGTTACAGTAGCAGTGTCCATCTTCCTAGCTGTTACAACTCTACCAGAAGATACAACCTTCATAGCTAATACTTCACCACCGCCTGGAACTTTAGTAGTACTAAACTTGTCATAGCCCTTCAGCTTACTGTAACCGCCCTCTCTATCAGACTCAAAGTTCTGTAAGATAGTAGCTGAACCTACAGCATTAGTACCCTGTTGTAGTGGAGTAAGGTTGGAGATTAACCCACCTTTGAACTCCATAGGGAATGTAGTCCATTGTGTTGCCATTAGAAGCTAACTCTTGTATCTCTTAGGTATGGTGTTCTATTTATATTTATTACACGTAAGTCTTTTATCTGCTTCTCAAACTTTTGTAGTGCTACATCAGCAGCTTGGGTGTCTCCCCTAAACTGGAATGCGTAGTACATAGCACCGTCTACTATGGCAAACCTATACTGCTGTGGTAGGGAGGGTACATCTAAAGGGTTCTCTAAATCATAACCCATTGAGTAGTATTCATAAACTATGGTGTAAGCTTTGTCAGGTACAGGGTGACAGATTAACTCCCTACTAGGTGTACGTACAATAAATTGAGGAACACCACGTATACTTGTATCTGTATTAAACTCATCATCAGCGTACTTCTCCAACCATTCTTCATATACTAGTGACTTTAGTTTTACTGTTCCTGTGTTGAGGCTATCATCTCTCTTTATACGAAACGAGTTCATGTTAATTGTTTTAGCATCTACAGGATAGTAGTACTTCATAGAACCTGCAGCTAATACAAGGTCAGACTGTACATGGTTCCAAGGCCACTCAAATTCTTCTTGATTGATATGTCTTACTGCAGAGTTGACAGCATCTTTAGCTATACTGTAGTAACCAGTAGCTGCTGCAAAGTTTGTAGAGGTAAGAGCTACCTCATTTAGTCTGTGGTTAATGTCATTAACTAAGCCAAGAAAGTCGTATGCCATGTTTATCTATTCCTAATTGGTAATATTACAGAACGCTCATACGTAAGACCTTGAGTAGTATTTATGCGAACAGTAATATTATATCGTACGTTATTTGTACCTCCACCAAAACGTGAAGTAGCTACGTTGCCAGAAACAGTACCTGCTATAAACTGTAAGTTATTTACAATTTGAGCAGTTGATACTTGGGTCTTTGTTCCATCTGCAGCATCTACAAAGAAAACTGCTGACGCTATAGTGTCTGATCCTAGAAACCTAGACCAGTCTACACTAAAGTCTGCTGTTTCATCTGGGTCTTTTTCAGGCCATTTGTAAGACATTTGTTATCCTTAGTTTAGTATGTATACTACGTTGTCTGTTCTTACAGGACTTATAGTTACTGTTCTGTTTTCTGCAGGGATGTATACAGTTCTATTACCTATAGTAGGTGCAATTATTGTTACAGTTCTGCCTCTACTAAAGTTCTCTGCAAAGTCATCAAACGGAAAGAGTACGCCAGTAGGGTCATCTAAGTTCTGCGCTATAGTAGCATTTATATCAGGCAATGTAAAGAATGCTAAACCTGTTATGCTTGGTACTACTTTATCTATTACAGCAGATATAGAGGCAGGGGTATGTGTAGCTTTACCTTGTGCTGTTAGTGCTATAGGTACTCCGCTAGTAGTAATAGTATTACCCATTCCGTTACCATGTACAGTACAGTAATATCTTAGTCCTATTCCAGGTGCGGTACTTGGTACAGCAAAGGTTACACTTGCCCCAGACTGACCAGGAGTACCACTGCTTGTTACACCATCTGTGTAGCTATTGTTGCCACTCTTAAAGGCTAGTGGGTGTCCAGACACAGATGCATCACTAAGATCAAATGTGTATGTTGTTCCTCTTACAAGTTGTAGCGTTGGTGCAGTGACACCATTTATAGCAAACTTATTACCACCACTATTTACTACAGTTACAACAAAGGCTGTGGTGCTTGCTACTGTGGTTACAGTATTGCCCATACCGTTGCCGTGTACAGTACAGTAATATAATGCTGGCTGTGTGCCTGTAGCAGGAACTACGTAAGTTACTGTTGCCCCTGCCTGTCCTGCTGTTCCGCTTATAGTTATTCCTGTAGTTAGTGTATTACCAGAAGCATCTTTAAATCTAAATGGGTGTCCACTGTTAGTGTTGTCACTTACATCAAAGACGTATGTTAATCCTCTTGTTAGTGTTAGTGCTGCAGCCTCTACACCATCTATGTAATACTTGTTACCACTTCCGCTATTAGCTACTGTTACTGTATAATTGTGTCCTGTTGGTTGTACATTGTCACCAAAGACTGCACCAGAGATAGCACCTTGTGATGGTAGGTTTGTATTAGCTATACCTGTTATGCTTGGTACGTTAGGTGTAAATGTTCCTAGCAGTGAAGGGTGTGTAACGTTTGCTTTACCTGAGATTGTTAGTGCTGCTATGCTTGTAGTGCTTGCTACGTTAGCAGTAGTTATATTTGCTTTACCTGTAATGTCAAGTGCAGTGTTAGCTAATGTAGCAGAAACCCCTGTTAAAGCAGGAAGATTAACACCACCAGAGAACTGAGGAGCGTTTAACGCAGAAGCTGCAGATACAGAAGCAGGAACAACACCTATGGTGTACTTAGTTAGTTCTGCTGAGAACGGTGTCTCTGCTACTGCTGCGAAGCCAAACATTAGTCGGCCTCTGCTATTTTAATATTCATGTTTTACTTCCTACAACTCTGCCGAGTATGACCAACGTGCATTTATGTCGTTATATGCAATTATTCTACCTATGGCACTTGACATATTACCACTAATTGTTGCTGAACCTCTAACTAATTTGGCACTTAAATTGTCTAAAGCAACATTACTTAATGTATAGTAGCCACCTAAGTAATAATGATTGACTCTCCAGTCTCCACTTTGAGTAAGGGAAGGTGGTGCTCTCATTTCTACTGGTAATTCATGGTTAAAGTTTATAGAAGTTCCGTCAGCTTGTCCTAAAAAAGGAAGGTGTTCAAATGCGTTTGTTCCACCATATGTATGGAAATACCTTTTACACTTGCTTAAAGTAACTCCCACTGGTTCATGCTCAAACGGTGAAGCCTGTGACCCAGATTCTAGCTGAAAGCCAGTCCAATAAGTAGCTCCTGATGGACTGCTTACATAAGGCACGATGTTATAGCAAGTATCACTTCCACCTACATTGTTAGAAGTAAAAGTATAAGTATATCTTGTCCAAGATGTAGCGGTAGTTAATCCAGTTGATGTATCGTTAACTTGTGCAGTAGTGGTTGCACCAACGCTTGTAGCCGATGCTGCAAATATATTTATGGCTTCTCCAGCATTAGCACTTTTTACGTAAAACGATAAAGTAAACTTTTGACCTGATCTAAATACACCACCCTCTCCAGCAGCAGGAAGTTCTATGGCTTGCCTTAAAGCAGCGTTACCAGACGAGGGGTCTATTTTAAGTGAATAAGTAAAATCATCTGGTGCATCTGTTGACTGTCCACCACCGCCACTATTATTATCCACATTCCAACGGTCAGCATTGTAAGAAGTATTTCCAGAAAAACTTGTGCCTCTTTGCCAAATTTGCATTGCTCCATTGATTAGAAGATTGCGTCCAGAGAGACTGCCCTCAGTAGGAAGATTGTCTGCTAGTTTTCTTGCGTTGCTCATGTGTTCCTCCTAACTTAACTATGCAATTTTACATATACTAAATTCGTTAAATTTATCATTACTCTGATTGTATAACTTACCTGCAATTAGACGAAAAATTATATAATCGTTTGCAGCAAGATCAACTACACTATGTAAAGCACCACTATCATATGTGGTTTGATTAGTATAAAAGTGTCCTCTGTGATTTGTATAAAGTGGAGTATCTGTATTTACCCCTATTAAAATTCTATGCGGTCCTTGGGAACCATATACAAAAGGTGTCAGCATTATACTGTAAACGCCAGCCGTGGGAACTGTAAATCTTTTTGTTGTACTGTTAAAAGTTATACCTCTATTAACAAAGAAATCATTGAAACTTAATAAAGTATCGCTAGTTGGAGCCGTCATAGCCGTACCCATTGTACCAGATATGATAGGCTGTCTATGATTTGTAATGTGACCACTGATGTTCATTGTTTGAGTAAGGTGGTTAGCAATAGTATTACCACCACTAAACATCTCTAAGTCAGCAGCAGCTTTTAGTTTAAGATCACCATGACTAGTGTATATATACCTAGAACCAGACCAATCACCACCCGAATATGTTGATCCTATAGAACCTAAAATAATTCTTTGATTGATGTCGTTGCCTATATGCATTTCAGCATAACCAGAAGAAACAGTACCCTGTTGTACTTTTGCAAACTCATCGGCACTTGTGTTTACCGTAGTACCATTAACACCTAAAAACCTATTCTCAGCACCATCTAGTTCGTAACGTGCATCGGCTGCTGCTTGGTTGAGTGCATCACCAACGCTGAACGTATTATATGCAACAACTTCTATCTCATCACCTGCTGCTGCACCTGATGTAAGTGTTACTGCTGATCCGTTGCTTGTGTAGTCTACAGTTAAGTCTAAGAGCAAGCCATTCATAAACACCTGCACAAAGTTCTGTGTGTGTGCTATACTAAACACAGTCTGACCTGCAGTAGCTGTGAACGTAGTGCTACTGTAGTTGCCAGAACCTATGAGGTTAGCTACATCTCTTGCTCTTGTCATTAGGGTGCGCTCTCCGCTAAGTGTGCAGCATATGCTGTCTTGATTGCATCAGTGTGAAACTGTGTGGCTAATGCTTTAACATCGTCACTTTCGCCTGACGTATCTGCATCTGGTGCTACGACATGGCGGTGGAATGATCTGCTAATCTCAACACCGTCTTTCTTGATAATTGTTGCGGTTCTAATTTGTAACATATTAAACGGTTTAATTATCTCAATCTTATCTTGTACTGTTTCTTCTGTTAATGCCATTGTTTATCTCCTTTATGGCTGTGGACTGACTACCTAGCCTCCGACTAGGGTATTTTGTTATGCTGCTGCAAAATATGTTGCCGACATATATAGAAGTGTAGAACTTCCTAGAAGAGAAGCATTAAAAGCAACATGACCTTGGCCTGTATGATTGTTTGTAAGAAGCATATAAGTGCTATTTCGGGGAACATATCCCCTTATGTTTGGAGATTGCGTTGTAAGATTCCTTACAAGACTATAAGTTACACCAGCAACATAACCTTCAGCAATAACAGCATTACTATCATCTCCCGAAGTAAAAGGTAATGTAACTACATGAACTGCACCAGTTGGATTTGACGCACTATTTAAAATCATATTGGCTGTAACAAATACCTTTCTACCAATTTTAGTGTATTGACCTGCTTGATAACTATAGCCTACTGAACCACCAGAAAAAGAAAAACTTGGCGTCCAAGTTCCTTCTTCATAATCGTCTAACTTATTAGCCGCACCAGTGCCACCAAGGTAAGCACCGCCTGATAGGTAGATGTCTGTAAAACGTGATGAGGCACTACCAAGCGCATACGCATTATCTGCTGTAGACCCTGCGTCATTTGATGAATAAATTACATTAGTGTCAAAAGCTAACCTAGCCCCACTATTCCTACCAAACATTGGGTTTCCATAGAATGTTGAGATACCACCAACAGTTGAGCCATCTTTTTGTATATCTACAACATTTCCAAATGAAGTAGCACGATCTACAGTTAGAGGCGTTGCGCCATCATCATCAACAGTCAAACCATTAGCGGCAGTAACAGCACCAGTAAACGTACCACCTGAAGCAGGTACATAATTACTGTCAGGTATGTTAGTCTCAAAGGATACAACATTAACAACGTCATTCAAGTTAGCTGCAGATGCTAGTGTAACTGTGCCAGTGCCAGTTGTGGTGAAGTCACTGTCATCCATGAGGATACCGTTAACGTATACCTCTATTTGTCCTGTGGTAAACGCTAATACTTTACCGTCATCATCAGCACCAGTGAATGCTGTCTGACCCTGCGTAGCAGTATAGTCAAACTTAGTTCTACCAAATGATCTTATGTCTTTAGGTTCAGTGCCGATGTATGACATTGATGTTCCTTACTCTTCTGAGGCTTTCTTGACAACCTTTAGGTCAAACGCTTGTGTTACCTGTGCATCTTCACCAACAGCTAGTGCTACTGAGTTAGCGTTGCAGTGTGCTACAAGAGCCGCAATGATCTCATCCTTGGCTATCCTAGCCCTGTTAGTCAAAGCATTGTCTGCCCAGTCCTGTGGAACTGCTGCTGCATACTCAAGACACTTTAGTTCTGTGTCGGTTAGTGTTACTTTAATCTCTGCCATATTATACTCCTAGGGTTTTGTAGGCCAAGTTACATCATCTAAACTGGTTGCAGTCTTTGTTATGTCACGCAAGTCAGTTCTGTACTTCTTCTGTGCATCAGTCAGGGTTAGGTCACTTGATGCCCACCAGTCTGTCTCTGCTATTCTACGGTTACGTTCTTCACGTAGTAACCTCATTGGTTCTCCTGCTACAAGGGCGTCCTTCTTAGCTTTGACTGCATCCCACGTTGTACCGAAGTGTGATGGGTCTGAGCTTTCTATGGCAGAGCCGTTGCTGTCTGCGCCCATGACCTTGCGGAACATAGTCTCAAACTCAACTTTGTTTGTTGGCTCTCCACGTAACACCCATTCTGTTACGCCTAGTTCTGTTAATGCTGTTGCTGTATCTGTCATTGTGCTATCTCCGTAGCTGTAAATGTGGCTCCATCAGATGAACCAGGAGGCCAATATACTGAGCCTGAACCTGAAGTTCTTTTTCCATACAAAGTATAAGTTAAGGCACTAGTTGAGTTATGACTACTATCCGCAAACTCTCCTGTACTGGGAAAATAAGCATCACCAGTAGCACTACCAAGTTGTATTAAAGCTTGATGAGAAGGGTTGGTACTGTAACCACTTTGGTTATACAAATTTGTACTACCCCTATAGAATGTAAAGTATCCATAAGTGCCACTGTTAATATATGAAGTTGCAGTATACCTTATTAAAATTAAACTATTAGCAAATCTTGGAGTAATAGTTACGCTTCTACCACTGCTAGTATAAGAACTTGTACTCATACTTGCTGAACCTCCACTAAACCTAGCAACTTGTGTCTGTATAACTGACCCTGCTGCAAAACCTAAATCTTTAGTAGTAGGAGCCACCCCTGCGGTGGTTTGTATCGTATCAACTTTTAAGATAGAACTCATTGGGCTATCTCCATTAATATAATTGACGACTGTCCATTAGTAGTATCCCCTTGGTTTATAGTTAGAGTAGGACCTGTAGTACTATATATTTTACCTTTGACGCTGTAGGTTGTAGCAGAAGTTGTACTAGGACTATCTACAATATTATTTGCATATCTAGAGTTAAGCTCTCCACCGCCCCCACCAACGTCATAAATACCTATCTCAAAAGGCCCAGAATTATCTCCAGCAATTGTTTGTAATTGAGTTGAGCCTCTTAAAATTTCAAGGCCGCAGTTAGCATAACTAGTGTCAGGGTCTTTAATTCTCAGGCTAAGATTAACCATAACAAGTATCTTACTGGTGCTAAACTTTGGAGTTATTGCTAAAGAAGCTCCAGTTATTGCTGTAGCGCTTTGAGATGTAATAGCTGTTTGAGTACTCCAAGATGTATTAACCATTTGAATAATATGACCTGGAATAGCCACACCATTACCACTAGTCTTTTCGTTTATGGTGTCTACCTTTAGGATGCTCATACCGCCACCTCCTGAAGAATAATGGTAGTATTCAAAAACTCGCCCATAACTTTAACATCACCAGAGCTAGGATGTTTCCAAAAACCAAGAGAATAAGTAGTAGACGAAGCGTTTGGAGTATCTAGGTGGTGCAAAGAATTTATTGCATATTGTTCTGTACCACTGTCTGTTGTGTAAATCTGTGGCTCTATACCACTTGTAATTTTTACACTTGATGCGTCAGCAACTGCACCTCTATACATAGCAATTCTAACACCAGCAGCACTACTTCTTCCTGCTCTAGTAATACAATTCATTGTTACTAAAACTTTATTACTTGAGTTTTTAAGAGTAAATGTACCTGTTATCATTGCTTGTACAGTAGATGTTGTACTATTTGTGACATTAGACGCACTGGTATATTGAGCAACCTGAACAACATGTCCACCTGCTAAAAGCGTCTGACCAGACGGTACGATAATCTTATTGGCATTGCCGCCAGAGCTAAGACCTTTTAAGTTTTCTACGTGTAAAGTACTCATATGATTGTCAAGTTCCCATTAACTGTAAGCGTTATGCTTGACGCTATTGTTAGAGGTCCATTACAACTAGCATTGTGTGAGCTAGGTATAGTTGTGTCTGTACCCATAGTCTGATCATTAGTCTGAAACAACGCTGTCTTAGTTGTGTTCTGTGTTGTATCAAACAGTGTAGCTCTAATGCTGCTTGCAAATGTACCACCACCTGATAGTGTGGGTGCATCTGCTACGCTGAATATGTTGTGAGATACAATAGTCATCTCATCGTTTAGTGCAGCAGCAGCGCCTAACACAACTGTAGTTCCTGTGGTAGCTGTGTAATCAGCAGGTTGTAATAGTATTCCGTTTTGATATACGTCTACGTTTCCAATAGAGTATACAGCATTAAATGTGGTTTGTCCAGCAGTAGCTGTATATGTTTGCGCTCTTCTTGTACCTTCGGTTAGTGATTGTCCTATGTATGCCATGTGTTTATCCTATTTATTTAAGCTACTAAGTAACCATAGAAATATGTTTGATTAACAATCGTTGCTTGAGCAGCCCCAGCATTAACATAATATTGCATTTTAGCAGTATCGTTTGCATCCATATCAGTTAAGACTGAGTAACTTGGTGTGTAATAAGCTCTGTCATTTCCAACATCAGGGTCAAATATATAAGTAAAAGTTCTATTAGATGTTACTAAATAAAGGCTATAACTAGTTGTTGATGCATCAATATTGTCTAGCCTCATTTCAAAACCCAAAAGGTATTTGCCAGTAACAGGCGCAGTAAAAGTATTAGATGCAAAATTACCACCAAGGTCAAATATTTCTGTACCAAAAGGTATGTCTACATTATTAGCACCAGACACCGCTAAATTATTTATAGTACTAGTAACTTTAGCTAAGAACGCTGGTTGTGCAGTCTTTGTTACTATACCACTGTGAGTTACTGCACCACTGTGAGTTACTGCACCTGTAAAAGTAAACCCATCCGCTGCTATAGTTGCTAGATCGTGTGACTTACCCATTAGGTAATCTCCAATATACTCATCATTACATCACAAGAGGAGGCAGCACTTGATGTCACTTTAATCTTATCGTTTGTTTGTAGAACGACTTTTTGATCACCTCCTACGACAACAAGACTGCCTCCGCTAGGTACTGTAGCTTGTTTAACTAAGAACGTATCATTAGATCCGTCATTGTGTGCTACATCAACTGTTATAGCTGCAGTAGTTCTATTAGCACAAGACAACCCAATAACGGTTGTAGCTGTGCTGCTCCCTACTGTGTAGCTTCCCACTATGGTGGCTGATGTGCCTATGCTACGTGAAGTCTTTCTAAGAAATGTATTTGCCATATTGCTATCCCAAAGCTATTGCTAGTGCAACGGCTGAACCTGCTGCATCAAAAGCTGTTGATGCCGCTACACGTGCATCTGCTCTAGCGTTTGTGAAGTATAAATTAGTAGACCCTTCTGATAGATCATCTGTGTCGTGATTACCAAAAGAGATTATAGAGTTTAAATCGTGATCGTTAGATGCAGGGTCAAGGTGAGCAGCAACACTAGCAGGTAAAGTTATGAATACAAACTTAGTTCCTGCTGAGAAGTTTGTTGCTGATCCACTGTTTGAACTAGATAGTACTGTAGTTCGTGTTAGTGTGTTAGTGCCACTGTATGTACCTAGTCCTACTTCCCACTCATCAGTACCATTAGCTGTATGCACAATGGCGTAGTAAGTCGTGTCATTAGTAGACATGACTGATGCGAATGTATCGAAGGTAGCACTTGCACCACCAAGAGTTAGGTTTGATGTTCCTGTAGTAGTAGTGGTTTCACGTACACGGTCTTTTAGTACTAATGCCATTGTATTACCTTTACGTTATACGTATGACTGCGTTGGATGCATCTGCTGTAGGAAAGATAACAGTAAAGTCACCTGCTGTTGAGGCTACGTTTGAGCCAAACGAGAATACAGCTATAGCTTTGTTACTGACTGAACTGTTATACAGTAAAGCTCCAGCAGCAGTAATTGTTAAGTTAGAGAATACTTCATCTGCAAAGTCTACAAGTGCCGTATCCCCCGATAATGAAATGACAGGCGAATCCAATCCCTGTCCTCCTGCACTATAGTTTGTTCCTGTAGCTTCATCTGAGTTAGCTGTAAGGTCTGAATAGTTAGTGGTAGCTTTACTGAAGCTACTTGTAGGAGATGGTTTAATTAACGCTATCTTTAGCGTGTGTGTGTCTAAGTCGTGAACACCCCCAAGTAGCTCTTGCTTGAAGCTGTTGCACATTGCTGTAGTAATAGTACCCATGAGAATGTCCTTTTGTTAAATGCACGAAGAGGCCAGCAAAAGCCAGCCTCTAAGTTTATCTTGATTATGCAGCGTTGTAATGTGCTGTGACAAGTCCTTGTGGGCGTAGAATCTTACGTCCGTAAAGGTGCATACCACGTACAATGTCTGCAAATGAGTCAGGATCTCTGTAGTTCTCAACTTTGTTGATCTGCTCTGCAGAGGCAACTGCGTCTTCTTGTCCAGCTAAGATCACACCAAAGTTTGCGTCTTGTGCTAGTGCGCCTGATGTACCTGCACCTGTACCTTTTGAAGGTAAGTTGTTAGATACATGGACTCTGAAGCCGTGTAAGTTGTTCATTACTAGACCGTTCTGTAGACCTGATCCACCGAAGTCAGCATTCAAAAGACGTGAGTCTTCATCTTTCATCATCTCCATGAAGATAGAGTCAACAACTAAGTAACGTCCACGTGAGTCGACGTTTGCTACATCCATTTGACGTGCCATACGTGCGACAACTGACAAAGGTGATACAGTAGCTGTTGATAATGCTGTAGCGCCAGGTAAACGTACTGCTAGTGGAATAGAATCACCAGTAGCATATGCTGTAGATGCAGCGTCTGCTGAACCTAATGCACCAAAGTCAGTAGCGTCTAATTGGTTAACCTTTAAAAATTCACCATTTATTTCGCCCGCTGTTGGGTGCTGTGCTGTACCTGATACAGTAGTTGCATAAGTACCATTTGCTGCATGACCTGACATATAACGAAGTAAGTCTACGTCCATTGCGTCAGCCATTTTATATGCTGCTCTATCTGCAGCTAGGCTTACGAAATCAACATTTGCAAACTGGTCTTCAATGTCATCCATTTTAAAAGCAAAGTAGTTAGCTTGATCAATGGTGAGTGAGAACTCAGAATCATCTAGGTCTTCTACAGAGATTGCTGTTTTACGCTCAAGAGTGTTAACTGTTACGTCAGGCTCTTTTTGAATGCGTACAACATCCCCTTGATTTGCAATGTCACCAAAGTAGTTACTGTTGGTAATTGCTGCTGCAACAGAAGCTTTACGTAAAGCGATCTGTGCTTGTTTGGAATAGATAATCGGGCTGAAATTGCCGTCAAACCCACTCTTACTCGATGCGAGTGCTATAGCCATAGTTAAATCTCCTTATAGATATGGCGTTGAAGTAATGCTACATATCCACCATGAAGAGGCTCTTTGTAATAGGGTAGTCAACTTTGCTTCTAGGCTGCGCTGCCTGTCTGCGTTGGGCCTGTACTTAGAGGTAGTTCTTTTGTGTGGCTAGTGCTTGAGTTAAGCATACACACTAATGTTGTGTATATGCTATAGTTTTATCTATGATACTTAGAATGTCAACTACTTTCTTGACATATCATAAATAAAGTTTCCGTTACGTTGGGCATCCATGATTTCATCTGCCCTCTTCTCATATTCTTTGATTGACATGTTAGCTACCTCAGACTCACGAATCATCTTAGCTGACTCATCTGGTTCTGGTGCTGCTGCACTTTTTGTCTTGACAGAAGATGCTGCTGCTTTCTCATCAGGTTTAGCTTTCTTCTTGTTAGTAATACCTTTGTCAATTTTGTATAAGTCTATTACACGTGCTACAGATTTTGCATCATCAACGTTTTCATACAAAGCATCTTGTACCCACTTAGGTTGTTCCTTTGCCCAATTATGAAACGTATCGTCTTGACGTATCTCTATAAAGTCAGGATGTATCTTAACAAGTTCTGCTTCTGCTTTATCACGATGTGCATCTTGTCGCATCTCTTCTAGTTCAATCATACGATCTTCTATATCTTTAGCTGCACTTTTAGATTTCTTATCAGCTATAGTTTCTATAATAGATGCAACATCAGGATACTCTTTAGTCCAAGCTTCTAGCTCTTCATCAGTCTTAGGTAACACAAGCTGTTTATTAGCAGCCTTAGATAGTTGAGATTCTAATGCTTCTATCTTAGCATTAAACTCTTTCTCTTTGTCCTGTTGATGTCTGCGTAAATCACCATAACGTTTCTTGAAGTTTTTCTCTTCAGCACTTAGCTCATCATCTTCTTGTGCTTTGGCTTCTGGTTTCTCTTCTTGTTTGGTATCACTTTCTGCCTGTACTGGTTCAGCTTTAGGCTCTTCGCTACTGGATTCAGCTTCAGAGGTTTTTTCTTCTGTCTCATCTACTATGCCTTTAGCTTCTCTATCTTGCTTCATTAGCTCTGCTAATTCTGCTTCATCTTGTTTGATGCGTTCTTCGTTACGTGCATACGATGCTGATTGCATAGGCACTTTCTTTATGTTTACTTTTTCGTGTTGCATTTCTGCCATTTGTTTTTTCCTTATGTTGGGGTCAGCCGTAGCTGAGTAGCCTTATAGTTATTTGGATTTTTTCTTCTTCTTCATCATGCCGCCTTTGTTTTTTCCACCGCCTCCATAGGTACGTCTTGTGCTTGGCGCTCCGCCTCTTCTAGGATCATTAAAGTCAGGACTTTTAGTCTCAGTAGATGGGGCGATATCTCTACCTACTTGTGCTATACTGGAACCAGTTTCCTTAGAAACGTTGGCTATGTCACGCGCTCTATCTATTGCCTCTTGTTGGTTATCAGAACTTGAATCTCTTTGTTGCTGTAGCATATTCTCTGTTTGAGTTTGCTGTTTAGTAAAGGAATTTTTAGCAGCCTCTTCAGATATCTGATCAGCTTGTGTTTTAAGCTCATTACTAAGCCCATCATCTACTCCCGGAGTTGTAGTTTGACTTGCTGTTTGATCATTTGGTGTGTAAACACTTCCTGCTCCCGGCGTGTAAGGTTGTCCACCAGCCATAGTAGGATCAGCAAAATCTGTATCAGGTGTTACTGGTTTAGGTATTTGACCTACAGTCTTTTCAAAGTCTCTTCCTAGTATCTTATCTAGTAGCGTAGGTGTTTCTCTTTCTGCAATCTCAAGTAAGTTTTGATAGCGCTGAATATCTACCTTTGAAGTTTCATTAGATGCTAATCTACGTTCTATCTCTCTCTTTACTTGTCTTGTTTGATTCCACATTGCAAACTTAACTGCTGCGCCCATTAAAGGATTTAGTAATCCCAAACCTGTTGCTATTACATCACCTTTCAAATCACCTTGACTATTTACCATGTCAGTTAATTCTTCAAGACTTAGCTCTTTATAGTTAATAGGATCTGGTGTTGGCATATCCATACCTCCTCCAGAATCAGAACCACCGCTACCGCCTATTGCAGGGGTAGGAGCTACAGCTACACCTTCACCCACTGGATAGTAACCAGCAGGTATTTCCATTTGTGCTACACCATCTATAAAGGTAATAAATATTCTGTGACCTTCATCGTTCATGTACTCACGCATCTCAAGTAGAGGACCACCACCTGTACTATCACCATAGTCTACATAGGCGTTCTCCATGTCAAAGCCACCCTTTTGATCAGGGGCATAGAACGGTTGATTGAACTGGGCTTCACCACCTATGAGGTTTGTATCTTCGTCTGGTACAAGTCCACCTTCATCAAAGCCTAAACCTTCCATAAGTCTTTTGTAGAATGGTTGTTCATAGTAACGTACTGAGTTATTTACAGGCTCTTGGCCTCCTGTATATGTACCTGCTACTTGACCTGCTCTTAGTGATTCATTCTTTGTTGCTGATGCTGGTGACCCATACTTACGTGCTGCACGTTCCATAGGGTTACCGCTAAATCCAAAGTCAAACCTAGATTGATTGTCATCATCATCTTTAAATACATCTCTTAGTCTATTTCGTATAGCTTCAAATCTATTCTTTGGTTCATTCTTTCTGGCTTGAACTCTTTTAGATATAGCTACAGGAGAGTTGTCTTTACGTGAATCAGTATTAGAACCAAAAGCTTGAGCCATTATTTCTGCGTGTGTTTTTCGTGGAGCAGTACGTTTAGGAGCTTTTATATTTCTATTCTTTCCTACATCTTTGTAGTCAGCCATAGATGTACCACCCCTGTTCATTTGTACAGGTGCTTCATCATCCATTACTTCTAAGTCTAACTCAGAAAGTTCTATGTCCATGCCCATGTCATCATCCATAGGTTCACCACCCATGCGTCCGTCTTGTGCCATATCTTGATAGCCCATCTTAGCTTCAGCACGTAGGTCTTCAAATAGTTTTACACCATGAAAGTTTACTACGTCAGCAGCTACAACAATCTCACCTTCACTAAGGTTAGCTGGTATATCATCTCGTACATTCTCTGCTGTAGAACCCATTGGTATTTCATTACCTGACACAGGATCTATACCTATTGTATTATCAGGTACATCACCAAAGTTCATGTTCATCTGTTCTTCTAAAGCCATACCGCCCTCACTAAATGGGAATGCTTCTGCATCCATCTTTTTTGCATTACGTGCTAATACTAAGTGTCCTACTTGAACTACTGTATCTGCTGCTACTATTGCTTCTCCTGTTTCTCTATCATAGAAGAAGCCCCTACGTGTAGGGTCATAACCTACCTGTGTAAATTCAGGATTGTCAAAAACATCCTGTGCAAGCTTGTATGCTTCATCGTCTGTAGCTTCAACATACTTACCTGTCATAACAGCAAAAGGTGCTTTACCTTTTCCTTTTGCAACACCTAAAGCCTTTCTAGGTTGTGGACCATCTGGCTGTATAAACTTTACATCTTCTAATACAACAGCAGGTTTATACATTGTTTTTCCTGAGTGTTTTAGAGTAGGAATCCAAACATCATAATCTGTATAAGCATCAATGTCTAGTCTAGCATCTATCATATCACCATCAGGAATAGACTTGTTAAGTCCTACCATTGGTAGTTTTCTTTTACCTGCATTCAAAGCACTTACTGCTTCTACAAATGTAGCTGGCTTTGGTACTTCTTCTACTACACGTATAGGTCTAAGTTCATCTGCACGATCTCTATAGGTACTAGTAAATACTCTACCTTCTTCTACTCCTGAAGCTAACTCTTGTAGTTCTTCATTACGGCCTTTTAACTTTTTACGGAACTCTTCTGATGTAGCATTCTTTTTACGCCACTTTTCAATAGCTTCATCTGTAAGACCTGCAGCTTCTACAGTTGGTACGTCTTCTTTTACTTTAGGCTTTAACCTAATGTTACCACCTAGTGAACCTAAAGCATCAGGGTCAACCTCTATACGTTTTATCATATCTGCTGCGTTACGTATACCTTTAGCAGCAACATCTCCGATACCCGGAACTGCACCTACTAGAGCAGCGCCACCTAGTACAGCAACAAAGCGGTAGTCAGGATCTTCTTTCTGAAGCTCGTCATAGATCTCTTTTGCTGCCATAGCATCTCCTATTATAGGAGTCATCTCAGCTATAGTCTTAGCAGCATCTTTGAATGTAAGGTCAGTGTTTATGTCTGTTACAGGTTCTACACCGTAAGATCTTACAAAGTTAAGGCGGTCTTCTTCAGTTGCCATACCACCTTCATCAAACTTTAATCTGTCACTACGATCTCTTGCCGCAGCCTCTGCTTTTGTTCTATTATCATGTATACTTGTGGGTTTAATTATCTCAGCTTCTAACATTAACTTTAAAGTAGCCTGATCATACTCACGTCCTTTATGTATACTAGGCACATTTATCCACTTACCTTTATACTTAAAAGTTCTAGAAATCTCAGAAACGTTTTTACCCTCTGGTGTTTTGTAAACATCCTTACCTGCTTGGGTTTTCTTTCCTGTTTTTTTGCCTACTTTATCAGACACTGTTTACTGTCTCCCTCAGTAACTTTAGTTTTCTTAGTACGTCTATTGCACCCTGCTGTCTATGCATAACATGAGGTTCATTAGCTGTCTCTAGCGCACGTTGTCTAGTTTTAATTAGTTCATCTATATGCTGTTGAAACTGCTCGTAGCATTCTTTATCATTAACCAACTGCTTGAGGTGCATTACCTGTAAATCCTTGCTCATCTGGTAGTGGTGCTGTACCCATACCTATTTGTGATCCTCCACCACCAGTAGTATCAGCTACACTTTGTGGGCCTTGACCTTCAGGACCAGCTACGCCTTGCTCTGGTGTTGGCGCTGGTGCTTGAAAACCTTTTAAGATTTCAGCTTGTATAGCTGCATCAGCAATAGAGTTAGTCACCTTGTCAGGATCTAAGTCCATGCTCTTAGCAATCTCACGTATAATATAATCCATCTTAGCAAATGGTGCAAGTACTGGATTCTGTGCTACTTGTAAGAACTGCATCAAACGTTGACTACGTACTTCGTTAGCCATCAAGCTTTCTGTACCTGACGCATGTACTTCTAAGTCACCCTTTATATTCTCATCAAAGTCAAACTGCATGTTGAATGCAAAGAATGCTTTGCCTAATGGTCTAATTAAATAGTCATCAACATTCTTAACAACGGTACGGATACTACCGTTAGCAGCAGACATAAGCATAGAGATTCCAGAAGCAGTACGCCCAACTCCTTGAACTCCTGTTTGACCATGTGCAAAAGATGGGAATCCAGTAGACTCATCTGCTAGTACCCTCGCTTTATCAAATAGTTGCATGTTTTCTTGTGCCACGTTTGGAAACTTTGTACCAAATATAGCTTGTCCTGGAGCGCCACCCTGTCTCCTGAATATCTTTCCAGGATATACAGATAGGTCTTGGCCGGGAACTAAGTTAGTCTCATCTACTTCTATGATTAGATTACCAGACATTGCAGCATTGTCAATAGCCATTCTCATAAAGCCATTCATCAATGTCTGTGTATCATCCATGTTCTCAGCAATACCAACGCCAAAGAAGGAGTATGGGTTATGCTCGTATGGCACAGCGTAGTAGGGTATACGTGTAGGCTTGAATGGGTTTAGTACAAATCGTAGTACTTCATCGTTACATACCCATACGTTACAGTTGACTTCATCTAGGTCACTAAGCTCACTAGGTATATCTACACCATGTTCTTCTAATAACTTAGTATCAACAAAACCCCAGAACTCTAATACTTCCCAACGTTCTGATGTTGGCTGGGTGTCATCGTCTTCCATAGTCATTTCCCAGTACTTCTGCACGTAGTCTGGGCCTTTGTCTATAGCAAGCTGGACACCGTCATTCATAAAGAAAGGACGTGTCTTTAGTTTGCGTAGTTGTGTTCGTGACATCTTATGTCTTTGTACAACATACTCTGCCTCATCCATGTCTTTGGCTTCAGGGTCAGGATAGAAATCCCATATAGAAACGTGGTCACATTCTGGAACAGTTTTTACTATAGGTTCATACTCGCCATCTTCATTCCAGTTAGGGTATTCTTTATCTACAGCAAACGCACCTTTCATAACACCTGTACCAAGTAGTGCCATTTCAAATGCCATACTTCTTAGGTGTGTAGTAGCTCCGCTTTCCTGTAGCTGATCATGGATCTTCTTCTCCATCTTCTTAGCTGCAACCATAGAAGGATGAAATGTAACTGTCGTGGCTGTAGTACCATCACCCTCTATAATCTTCTCAGACACAGGTGCTAGTTTCTCTTCCATGCCACCTAGCCTAGCCTGTAGATCCATAAGTGTTTCACCAGGTTTTAATTCTGTATCGCCATCTATTAGATAGGGCTTTGGCGCTGGTGATCCCATAGCTGCACTAATAGCAGCCTGTCCTGCTTCTACTCTAGGGTCTATGTTTATATGTACAGACTCAGCAACACCATCAGGTAGTACTGTAGGATTTACAGATAGAGGAAACTTATTGTTACCAAATAGTACATCTACTATCTGTCCATATGCTGCTAGTGTTTTTGTTTTAGTAACCTTTACAAAGATACGAGACTTCTCTGCGTCAGTAAATTGTACATCACTACCATACAAGCCTCTGTAGTTTCTGTATGCTCTAAGCCATCTTTGCTCATCAGCATATCTAGAGTCTTCAGACCTTTTGTACCGTTCTTTTATAAAGCCAATTACACTATCTTTTTCTTTAAAGATTTTATCGTCTGCATCTTCTGCTGCAACGACATCATCTGTTTCAAACATTTCTTCTGCCATATTTAATACCCGAATGTTGAGTCACTGGCTTGGAAACCAGATCGTTGTTTGGCTGGGTTGTAATCCCATATACTACTGCGTGGTCTAGTCATTATACCATAACGAAGAGCATCATACAAGTGATCTTCTGCTTTGGTGTCAACATCTTCTGGATTCTTTTTGTCCAGTGGGATGCTTGGTATCTGTGCTATGGTGTTTACACAGTTATTCATAAATACTAACATAGGCTTTTCTATAAAGTCATCTACCTTCAAACGCCTATGTATCTCGTTTTTTCCTGCGATACGTGACCCTCTTGAACGATCAGAAGGACGCCAACGGCAACCCTTCATATTCATCTGTTCAGCTAGTGATGGCCCAGTATCGCCTCGGTTGTGCCATAAAGAACTATCAAGCACACCGTATCTCATACCACCGTCTTGAGCTTCTGCCTCTAGTATCATATCAGCTAAGTCTGTAGCTGTTACTTTAGATACATACATTTCCCTATATACTATAAGCTGCTCATCAGGAGCAACAGTGAACCAAAGAACACCAGTGTGGGAACCATAACCGTAGTCGCAAGCCCTAAAGCGTACCCAACTGTTAGGGATTTCAAAGTGTTCGATAACGTGGGCAGTTCTGTCAAATTCGGGAAATGCTGCCCCTTCGTTGACATCCCAGTTTCCTTCAAGGAGTTGCTTCCTCTGATGCTCTGGTAGTGATAAGAGCATGGCCTCATAGTCACCCTCTTCAGCGAGGTATGGGTTATCGAAGAGAGATGCAGGTATAAACCTACGCTTGAATAGAGGCTGACCTTCCTTGCTGTGTCCTTTAGGGAATGTAATTGTTTTACTTGTTTCAATGTCTGTAGCCCAAAAGTCTTTACCTGCAGGTGCAGGATCTATAAACATCTTCTTTACCCAAGCATGTCCAGCACCACCTGGGTTTGTTGTAGCTCTCATGTACAAACCTAGTTCTCTACCGTGTGCGCTACGAAGACGTGATCTCATATAATCCCAAGCGTAAGGTGTAGGCCATTGAGTAAGTTCGTCAAATCCAATCCAGTTAAAAGCCTGTCCTTGGTAGCGTGTGACATCGGTATCTTTGTCCAGATATGACATCCATAGTCTTCCACCTCTAGGTGATATCCACTGTGACTTACGCTCTGACCATTTGATTCCTGGTATGGCACGTGGGTATAACTCCTGTGACTTCTGTATTAGTTCCCTTAGTTCTTCAGTTGTGTGTCGTACAAGGAGTCCAGAGAAGTGTGGATCGTTAAGGCCGTGTAATGGGTCTGCTAACATAGCATATGATTTACCACCACCTGCTGCCCCTCCGTATAGTACTTCTCTCTCAGACGAACTCAAGAAAGATGTTTGTGGACCTTCGTTAGGTTTAAAGACAACTTCCTGTGCTTCATCTACGTCATACTCAGGTGCTACTACCTGTGCTGGAATCTGGGGGGCTTCGACTTCCACAGGCTTCTGAGTATGCTCCGACTCCTTGTGTTTCGAGCTTCTCGATTTGCGAGAGCGTCTCTTGGAGCCACTTGGCAAGCTTACGTTTAATTGCAGATGCTTTTCTACGTCTTTGCTCAACTTCTATTCTCTTCTTTAGACCCATGTGTGATATGTATCGGTCTGCTTCTTTGCTCAACCACTGAGCTACTGCTCTGTAACTATACTGCTTTAGGTGTTGCTTTGCAAGCTCTAATGCATCTAACTCATGTTCTATGGGAACAAGCAGTCTATCGTTATTTGGATCTACTTCATAGCCAAACGGAACCTTTACAGTAGTCCTAGCTATTACGTGCCATTCTTTGTTGTGTCCTTTGGGTGGCAGAGGTAACTGCCAGAAGCCCAATTCTCTTTGAGGTATTATTCGTTTGTACCTTCTTTAGGTGGTAAATAAAAAATGCCACCACCACTAGTGACATCTACTTTGTCTACTTTACCAAGACCTGCTCTGTCAAGCACATCCTTGGCAGCAATCATTTTTTCTTTGATACCCAACTGAGTGGGATCTTGCAAAGCGCCCATAAGCGCGAAAGCAGCTTTCGGGGCAGTCCTAGCAAAGTAAGTCCTAGTTTTTTCAGCGATTTCATCTTTAAGTGCCTCCACTATAGAAGTTGTACTGGAGTTGTCACCATAGCCAGCTAACTTCTTAGCAGCTACAACGTCACCTCCAGCATCATCAAATAATACATCCAAGAACCTTTGTTGTCTTTCAGTTAACGTCCTTGCCATAAATTGCGTTCCTTATTTGTGATCTGCCTATGCCTAGATCATTTAGTTGTCTATCATCCAACATGTGTAGCATTCTAAAGTCTGCACGTTTTTGTTGTCTGATTACGTGGTTATCCCACATTTTTTTTAGTAATTGTTTCATGTACTTTCTCCTTGTTTGTACAAGGGTAGTTATACATAAATGTTAAAGTTGTAGTAGTGCTAAGTTGGAATAGCCGCTATGACTTTTTTGCTTTCTTCTTCTTAGGAGCTACGCCACCTTCCCAAGCTTCATTCTCTGGAGTAGAAGGATCATCTGCCATTAGATGTCCTTTCTCATTCCTAGCTCTTTTAGGTGGTGTGTTTTCTACAGATGCTTCTTTACAAATGTCTATTACATTAGGATCACTACAGTGTACGTTACCAAAGCGATCCTCTGCTGCTGCTTGGTTACCCATACCATCTCGTACAGAACCTTCAGCATCAACAGTATAGCCATACTTCTCTAAAGCATCTTTATACTTTTCGTAGTACTTCATTACTTACCCTTTTTCATTGGACGTTCAGCAGGGTTAGATGCTCCACACATCATTGCACCTTTAGCATAGCCCATCTTCTTAGTCATACCACCATTCATCATGCCCATCTTTTTCTTAGCCATGCCACCATACATGTAACCCATCTTCTTGGCTACGGCTGGTGCTTCTTTCTTTAGTGCTTTCATACCGTCATTCATCTTCTTCATTGTCTCTTCCTTTGTTATAATTGATTTGTGGGTTCAATCCCTATTAAATCTCCTGTTGGTGCAGAGAATGTTTTATCTGAACTATTATATACTTTACCGCCAATGTCTGTTTCTTCTGTAGATAACCAATTAGAAGCTATTTCAGAAGGAACCATGCCATCAGGATACATAGCCATATTAGCTACTAAGTTATTATCATCTACTAAAAAGTATACAGTCATTTTCTTTTCTTACCTGATGCTGTTACTGACCATTTAACTTTCTTTGGCCCTGTTTTCTTTGATGCTTCTGCTTTACTTATTCTACCTGCTACCTTTGCTGGTCTACAAGCTGGGTATGGTCTACTGCTGTCCTTAACACTTTTTCTTCCACACTCCTTACCTGTCTTTACGTCACGCCAGTCTTCCTTGAACCATTGAGTTAGTCCACCTTCAGCAAAACTTCTACGACTTTGTAGTACGTGTTTTGACTTGTGCAACTGATCCTCCCTTACTGTAAGTACCCCCACGCTTTTTGTAGGTCTTAACTAACCAAGCACTTCCATATGCGCTGGGCCACTTAAACTTCTTCTTAGCTTCTGTCTTTACTCTAGAATACAAAGCTGCGTTCTTAGGTTTGTTCGCCATTACTTCTTAGCTTTCTTCTTTGCTGTTGCACTCAGGTCTTTAAAGTGAACAACTTGTTTGCTATTCTTACCATGTGTTGCACCAGAATGCAACTGTCCATTTGGCATCTTGTGTGTACCACCTTTATGTTCAGTGCCATCTTTGAAGTAATGCTTTTGAGCTTTTGCCATTATGTCCTCTTAGATTTTGTACCAGCACACTTCCACTTCTTACGAGAAAGACGTAGTGGGCTGTTTGGATTAGCTGCTGCCTTTGGATGTTTCTTCATCTGCCCAGCACTTCTTGCACAATAAGAATCACCTTTACCTGTTCCTGGACGTATACGTTTACCACCGTCCTTGGCTTTACCTGCCTGACCGTAGCTTACCTTTACCTTACGCCCTGTCTTAGGGTTAGTCGTTGTCTTGGCAAACATCTTGCCTTTACGTGGAGTAGCCATGTCTATCCTCTATAGTGGGTTACTTGACATTTCATCATAAGCTTTCCAGATGTCATCTATCTCCGTTTGAATAACATCTAGCTTGTCACCTATGCCATCTGTAATAGTAGTAGCTTTATCTACTTGAGAGCGTAAGTCAAGTAAAACTTTCTGTTGCTCTAGTATCTGCTGCATGTTTGTAGCTAGTTGTGCAAGCTTAGAGTTTAATCCTCTGACATCATTATCTACTATAGCTTGCTCTACTGTTTGTATTCTACTTGTTGCTGTAGATTCTAGTTCGTTTAGCTTCTGAGTTAACTGTTGCATTTTTGCAACACTATCATCACTTAGGTTTGTTTCGACTTCTTGTAATTCTTTTCTTATTGCTTGACTTGCTGTTGTTAATTGATTTGACGCAAATGTTTTATTAGCTGTTCGTTCTCTTGCTGTGTCGTTATTTAACTTAGTTAAGCTTTTTTGTAGCTCTGCAATTTGCTTTGCGTTTGCGCTGGTATTACCTAGTGCTTCACCAACGCCACCCTCTACACCGTAAAACCTGTTGAGAGTATCATAACCAAAGTATACACCACCAGAAACTGTAGAGAGAACTGGCAGAGCCACCGCAACCATCCAGCCTTTGACATTAAAGCCTCCTATGCTAAACTCCATAGCCATTAATTTACAGGCTGTGGCATAGATCCATACGTTTCTATATATGTGCCAGCAGAGAATAGCTCGGAGGCAGACACCATATCTTCTGATAGGTAGCCTTGCCAACCAGAGCCGAAGCCATCATCATCCCAGTTAATTACAAATTCATCTACATTCTGTGTGTATGTGATGGCTGTATAGTTACCAACTACAAAGTTATTCTGTGTAGCGTAGCTGTCTATGCTTGCTGTTAGTTCTGTATTATTAGCTGCAGCCATGAAAGCACCAGCTTGTTGTGCGTAGCTTTCTACTTGTGCTACAGCTTGGTTGTACGCATCTACTTCTGCTTGGTCTATGCTATACTCATCTGTACCCATCATGCCTTGCAATGCAGTCTGCTCTGGTGATGTGTCTGCTGTTGCAGCAGTCTCCATAATACCAGTAGCTGTTAGTATCTCTGCAGAAGCATCTGCTAGTAAGTCTATTGCCGCATCCAAGTCATTCATAGAAGCTTGGTATTCTTGTGTGAACAACTGCTGTGCTGTAGTAGCTGTCTCGTAGTCGTGTCCTATTACAAGAGCGTGTGCAGCTAGGTAGTCATCTAACTCTGTTTGGGTAATAATACCATCATCAAATGCGTCATCTACTATAGTACCTCCTAGTGCTGCATATCCTACAGCACCTACTGTCATTGTACCTGCGTCTGTTACCCTATTCTTGATAGCACCTAGAGAAGTTATTAATGCATCAATCTTTTCCTGACCCGTCATTGTTAGCGCTGGGTCCGTCACGTCTGCGTTTGCTGCTCCTGAACCTATCACTAATGGATAACTTAGGAGTAGTATCTTCCAAAACGATCTCTTCATCTTCGTATTCCTCTCCAACTCGTAATAGAGCATCCCAAAATTCTTTATCCTCTGAATACCCTACTACAAACATGGCAGGGTTTTGCCTGTACTTATCTATCGCCCTTTTGCCCATCAATAACTTACCAGTACGTGTGTCATTTATTGGACATGGAGTATTTGCTAACATCATACTCCTAAACACTGTGGCATCTTGGCACATCACTGAGATGGCAGACACCTGTAATCCTAGCCCTCCAACCTGTTGAGGCAACCCCAGTAATCTAGCATTCTTCCTGCGATTACAATTAGGGTCTTGCATCATATCCCCAGAGCTTAGGCCAATTATGTTTAATTGTAACCCCTTTGTCGTAGGAATCAAGCAAGAGTCGTTACCTCCCCCACCCATTACTGTCGGAGCTATGCTGGACATTACAGGGCTGCTGCCTGGTGAAGATCCTGCTCCGTTGTAGTTTGTGACTTGACTCTGATTGTTAGAATCTACAGTTGAGTCTTCGTAGTTATTAGAGAAGTCACCTTCTATGTCGTTGCCGTTGTCTGTCGTAGTAGTGTTATTGTTAGTTATGCCGTCATCAAGGGGTACTTGTTCCTGTGCATACCCCAGATTGTAACTCAGTAATAGCAGTATCGCTACACATAAGCTCCGTAGCAGCGTCCGTATGTCCGATAAGTGCGAGTGTTCTTGCATTTTGGTTTCTCTGACATACAACATCCCCCACTCGACACGATGCAGTATAGTTTATTGTTTGACAAGCCGTTAATATTCCTAATGTACATAGTTGTATGGATACAGATCTTAATGTCAACACTTATTATCCTACCCCAGGTCTTTTTCTACCCGGGTCTAACACTTCATGTCGCTTTAAGTGGCCCTCTAAGTACATAGCTCTCTCTACGTGGTCTAGAGTAAAGCTTTTTCCTAGCTTAGACCGCAGTGCTTCACGCACATAGAACACATCTGACTTAGGAATGTGTACTCTCCGTAGTCTTTTACTGTCTCCGTCTGCTATGGCATCGTAGAACTCTTCTATTACGTCTTCAGAAGAGTACATACTGACTTTATTCTTATACATATTGTTACCTAAAAGGCGGTATGTACCATAAACTACGTGTTGAGGAGGAGGATGTGAGGAAGAAAGACACCCAGCATATGATACATACCTAGTATAACACAAGTTATTGGTTATAATTATTAATGTGTTACTAGATTTAGTATACAGGAGGTTAGTATAACTGTCAAGTTAAACTTTCCTATGTCCAACATCTTTTATATAGTTAAACTATTTATATATATTTACTATTTATTATGTTAAAACACTAAAAGTTTAACTACCTGCTCCTGCTCCGCAGTTATACCCGGAAATAAGGCTGTGTCAAGAGGGTTTTTGTATACCTGCGACAGTTTGTCACCCTTTAAAAAAGCACTTCTGTGTGTTTGTGTATATATACGTACTGGGTAACGGGGGGTGGCCCTCGCAGGGTGGGCATTTTGAAAGCCTTTTTGCTATATTTGCAAGGTGTTTAGCTATTAAGTAACTGTTTTTACTGCATAAACTAACTGATATATCGTCAATAGACTACAAAAAAGTGTTGTAATTCTGCAACATCTCAACAAGTGTGTCCTTTTTGCAACAGGGATGACTACCGAATATAAGTTGAAGCTTTTAGAATATAGCTGAATATAGTTTTGATAATGTCGAAATGAAATAACGTGGTTACATATAGTAACAGTCTTTATAATTCAGATGTTCAATAATAAAGTAACGATTTTAAAAGGGTAGCACGTAGCAGACGCAAAGCGTGATAAGATATACTATTTATAAGCACTGGTTTTTATTGGTGCTTATTGGTGGTTTTATCTTAGGAAAGGATACCAAATGAGTATTAAACATTCTTTTGAAACGGGGAGAATATATAACTTCCCACAAAAAATATTAATGATTATTGAAAAAGAAAAAATAACTTTTTATGATCCGTCTAGAGACATTGCAGGATCATTTGAGTTAGAAGAAAATGATATAATTGTAAAAGCAATTAAGTCTTTTGAGATTGAAGCTTGTTCTATTGACTTAGTAAAAAGCCTTTCGACAACTCGAACGATGCACCATTATGACAACGGTTCACATAAATGGTTTTCAATATTTGAAGCTGAAAAACTTTTTGGAAAGGATATATAATATGAGTTATAAATTATTAGGTGTTGGCACCAACGCCAAAACAATCAAGGGTGATGGTAGCGAATATCTAACCGCTATCTTATATATGACACCTTATAAAGTGATGGTGGATGGTAAGTCATTCAATCATGCTCTATGGCTGAACAAGCAAGCTGTATTGATGCGTGTCTATATACAGCAGGACGTGGCAAGTTTAGCAATGTTCAATCAGCTAGACAACGCAAGGCTCAATGGTTTTACAAGGATAGACAAGCATTCATGGAACAACTGATTGACGACATAGATAGGTTTTAAATCTATTGCATGAAGCGTGGCATTCAACCTTGTGTGAGACTGAACGGCACTACCGACATACGTTGGGAGTTAATCAAGATTGACGGTAAAAACATATTCGAGATATTCCCTAATGTGCAATTCTATGACTACACTAAGATTGCTAATCGTAAGTGTAAGGACATACCCAACTATCACTTGACATGGAGTTACTCCAACGCAAATGCAGACTATGCCAAGCTACTCGACAAAGCATTAGAGCAAGGTATGAATGCGGCAGTCGTGTTTAGATCTAACTTCATCCAAGTCAAACCTAAAGCTTGGCATACTTGGAAGGGATACCCTGTAATTGATGGTGATCAAGACGATCTAAGATTTCTTGACCCAAGGGGTGGACACATTGTTGCACTCTATGCTAAGGGTGATGCGAAGAGAGACACAAGCGGATTTGTTCAGGAGGTATAATATGACAAACCCAAACTTAATAGAAATAGCTTCAGAGCTTGCTGACTATATAGTAAAAAAACATTATGAACATGAAATCAGATTATATCCCGACTCGTTTACATTTAAGGATGAAAACGGCAACATAAGATATAAACCTGAAATTCAAGATGTTTTTAATAAGCATTATGACTATGTGTATAACCTATTAGACAGCGCAAGTCTAAGAGTTAAGGATGAGTTGGAGACAATACATGACAGATAAAATCGTAATCAGTCTGTATGACTATACAGGCGAAGCACTCAAGCCTTGGGCAGAGGCAGGGTATACTTGCCATGCATTTGATATTCAACACGATGAAGCAGGTTGGGTAGATCGCTTTGATGGTGGTGGCTCTATTCGCTATCACAAGTCTGACTTGCACAACATCGGTAACCTTGACGCAATCTATGATGCCTTTGATGGTAAGCAAGTCACATTTGCTATGGCATTCCCTGTATGCACTGACATGGCAGTATCAGGTGCGGCACACTTCAAGCGTAAGCGTGAACGTGACCCATTGTTCCAACGCAAGGCGGCTAACTATGCTATATGGTGTGCTGAATTATTCCAAGCACTCGACTGCCCATACTTTATAGAAAACCCTGTTAGTGTGCTATCAACTCTATGGCGCAAACCTAACTATAGTTTTCACCCTTATCAGTATGGTGGATACATTGACCCCGAACAAGCGGAGCATCCCAAGTGGCCTGACTACATTGCGCCTATGGATGCATACCCTAAGAAAACTTGTCTATGGACTGGCGGTGACTTTGTTATGCCTACCATATGCACCAGTAGAACCAGAGACAGGCCACAGTAGACAACACCTCAAGCTTGGTGGTAAGTCTATGAAGACTAAGAACATACGTAGTGCAACGCCTCGTGGCTTTGCTCAAGCAGTGTTCAATGCTAACAATTCAACGATAACACTTAACCATACACAAACAGAAGGAGATATAATATGTTTGTAATACTAGCAACTAAACCACTCAATGACGGTACAAAAGGTTTCCGTTTCAACTTCTTTGGTAAGAAGGGTATCATTAGACAGCGAAAGCTACAGTCCAACGGTATCAAGTTTACCAAGGGTGATTGCATGAATGCCTATCACTTTGGCAAGACTACAATCTACACGGAGCAGTCAACCAATAAGACTACTGCTCGTAAGTTTCACCACGTAGCAGGGTAAGGAGGCATACCATGACAACTTTTAATAAAAGATATACCAGATCACAACTAACTGAATTACGTAAGCAACTACAATCTGCCCTTGACGGGGCAGTGGATACAGAAAACATTAATGGTGACATAACTATAGATGTAGGCAACTGCTCATACACAGGCGGTGAGGCTACATTCAAAGTCAAGTGCATACTCAAGGGTGCTAAGACTAGGGAACAGATTGACCTAGAATATTACGCTGACTTGCATGGCATCGACACAACTGCCATTGCCAAGCTACAAGGTGAGGACATGAGCATCATTGGCTATAAGTCTAGGGCAAGGAAGAAGCCTTGGATACTACAGAGACTACGTGACGGTGCTGAGTTTGTATGTGATGACAACTTAGCTAAGAAGTTCTTTAAGAAAAGGGAAGAGATAAGAGATCAACCTATTAAAGTAGAGAGGGTATAACAATGCGGAATAGTGTAACAAAAAACAATGCACTCGACTTCACAAACGATGAGTGGAACCAACTGATCGAGGGTAATGGACTACTAATAATGTGGTTCATTGAGTGGAACAACAAAGATAAGACAAACTACAAAAGGATTTCTAAACAGTACTATCAGACACTAAAATCACTTGAGGATTTCTGATTAAGCTACTTTCTAAGTACTAGATGGCACATCTACCCTTATGCTCAGCAGGTCAGGTGACCCATTGGCCTATGCAAAGAATGCTAAGATATCACTCGATGGTAAGTTTGTATCTGAAGGATGATGATGACCTCTGAGCCATACTTTCTAATCAATACTAGATGATGGCGTTGGGTACATCTACCCTTATGCTTTAGGTAATAGACGTTGCACTGCTAGACTAAGAAGTCAGGTGGTCACCACATAGTGAGGATGGACTGATGCTACCTGATGAAATGGAAGCTGAGAAAAACAGAAAGGTAATACTATCTCAGGCTAATACAATAGAAATACTTCAGCGTAATGTGCGTGACTTACAAGGACAACTCAATCTACAGTACGTTAAGAACAAGAAACTAATAGAACAGAACGCTGAAGCTATGGTAATCATAGGTCACTTACAGCAAGAGATGAAATGTATAATGCAACCAACAAACACTAACGCACATCAACGTGTAAAGCATGAGCCTACAAGACTAAATCAATATGCGTATGGGATACAGAAAGGTAAACCTTGTAGGTTGTTTGGTAATAACTTTGATAGTGTAGCACAAGCGGCTAGGCATTGGGGTATCTCATACTCTTGGGCTAGAGAAATGATTGACAAAGGTATGCATCAAGAGGCAAAGCCAAAGAGACAGATACACAAGGGATACAGATCAAGATGGAGACTTAACATGGAAATAATTATTGATTGTGATGATAAAGAATTAGCAAAAGCTATAGCTGATAAACTATCTAAAGACACAGGTGTAGCTAGAGATAAATTCAAGGAGAACACTAATGAAACTGTACAAGAATAGCAATGGTGTGTGGGCAGGTACACAAGCTGACGCACGTAAGTATTGCGGCAAGGACTACAGCACTGTCGATGTACCAACTGACAAGCCTAACCTGTTAGGGTTTCTCAATCTTAATCAGGTGGGTAGTCTAGCCAGTAGTCCTACCTTGGAAGAGGTAAGAACTGGTAAGCCTAACAAGGAAGCAATGTCATGGTTTAGGTGGGCGCATGACTGTATGCTACGAGGGCAGTACGATGATGCAAAAGAAATGTTAAGGAAAGGATTGATAGATGATAGAGCTACTACTAGCAGTGATTGAAGAACAGAACCCTATCCATAAGTATTGCATGGACAAGCACGATCACTGGACAGGCAGGGCAGCGTGTGTCCAAGAGTTACGTCATGCCCAACGCAAGATGGAAGTAGAAGAACTAAGAGAGTTCTTGAAAGCTAACCCACATTACAAGTATCCAGGAATGGCATTACCTAACGGTAGAATAAAACCACTTGACGTATGCTGGGGATCTGATAAAACTTATTACATAGGAACTGACAAAGTTAAAAAGGAGAAGTGCTAATGTCTTATGAAGTATGGTTTGGTAAGAATGGTAAGTGGTTTGGTTACCACTCATTCAAGCATCGTATGGATGCTGTACGCTATGAACTACGGTATCTAAATGTATTCAAAGACTTAACTGTAGAGATAAGGAGGAGGGAACATGAGAGTCAGTAAGGTTGTACCCATAGACAGGGTACTCAATGAGTGTAGACGTAGGGCAGATGATGCTTGGTGGGATGGCAAAGATGATGAAGCCAAGCTACATGAGCAAGAAGTAAAACTATATGAACAGGATAAACAGGAGGGCATACTATGGGTTCCGAACTTTTAGCAGCAGCATTCCCATTGGTACTAGCAGTGGCATGGACAATAGGCTTTGTCTTATTGTGGATAGCAAATCTAAATGGAAAGTGATGACGATGCAGAGGATACGAACACGCCTTTCGATGATGTTACACATTGGGTGGGTAACCTACCTCGTAAGGGTACTGATAGCGATGAGCGTACTAACAAACGTAATACTAGGAGGAAGACTAAATCAAACTTTCTCCGCAAGAAACTGGGATTGGAAGAGAAACAATAAACCTAATGTAGTGCGTCCATTAGACGCATTGCTAGGGGATGGACATTGTAGTAGAGCTTGGGCTTACTGGAAGGTTAGGAGAAGATGGTAAACAAATATAAGAATATCCCGAAGCATAGTGCCACACTGGAAGAGGTGATAAACTTCTACCGTAACTCAGATGTGTATCGTAGGTTGTCCTCCTCCTCACAAAAAGACTACGACAACCATCTGAGTGCTACCTTGATTACTGAGGTAGAGGGCAAGATGCTTCGGGCATATCGCTGTAAGAACTTGAAGGTTCGACACATCACACAAGCATATGAGCAATGGCTACAGATTGGTACACGCACAGCTAACTACAGGCGCAGTGTATTATCTGCTGCTTGGAAACACGCCATGCGACATGATGTGATGATTCATAATCCAATCTCTTTGGTTGAGACAGTTGCAGAAAAACCAAGGAGAGTACATTGGAGTCGTGAACAAGTGTCAATCTTTCTTGACACATCTTACAGTGACTTTCGTTGGCGTAGCATTGGACTGATTGTGCATATGGCATACGACTGGGGTCAACGTGTAGGTGACATACGTCTACTTACATGGGATAGTTTAGACCTAAACCATTGTCGTATTGATATGACTCAGAGCAAACGTAATGCAGAGGTACACCTCCCTATCTCTCAAGGTTTGTGTTCAATGTTACGTCAACAGAAGGAGGAGTTTGGCTTTCAAGAGTACGTAGCACCAAGAGTCAAGCCAAGAGCAGGAGCATACACACCCTATGACAAAGAGGAAGTATCGTTATATATCAATAAGATCCTGGACGAAGCTAATCTACCTAAAGAACTTACGGCTATGGATCTACGTAGGACAGCGGTGACTGAGATGATGGAAGGTGGTGTTGACATATCATGCAGTAGGTATCATGCAGGTCAACACATTCAGTGGTGCACAAGGCACACAGCGAGAACACAGCATCAGTCAAGCCATACATGGTCAACACATTCAGTGGTGCAAGCAAGGCACTAGCAGCGAGAGGAGTTAAGAACATGGTGTACGTGAAGAAGACTAACATCAGAGAGTTTATCAATAGCCTTGACCTCAAGGATGGTGAGCGTCACAGGTGTGACTGCCCTTCACCTGACTGTCGAGGTAAGAATACATTTACTGTAGCTAATATATTTGGTGACATAAAGTACAACTGTTTCAAGCTAGGCTGTAGAGTTGGTGGTATATACGACACTGGTATGACAGCAGCAGAGATATTCCTACACATGAATGAGTTACAATTTAAACGTGCGTATACAAACATAAAGAAAGCGAAAGAAACTATGGAGATACCTGAGTATGTAGTCACACCTAAAGCAACACACACCAAGCACCAACGCTACATAAGACGTTGGGGCATAGCGTTGGGTGATACTATGTATGATGTCAAAGATGAACGTGTAGTCTTTCCTATCAAGCATGAAGGTAGGATCGTTGATGCTGTAGGTAGGGCAGTAGGTAAGAAGCAGAACCCTAAGTGGTATCGCTACACAGGTGAGGCTGACTACTACACAATAGGTACTGGCTCTACCCTGCTCATAGTTGAGGACGTTGTGTCTGCTGTGATTGCAGTACAAGAGATGCCATACATCACAGCTATGGCTATCCTGGGTACGTCAATGAACCCCAAACATTTTGAGAAGATAGGTGAGTATGACAAGGTAATCATTGCACTTGATCCTGATGCTATTGGTAAGACAGTAGAGTATCGCAGAGAGATAGAGTTGTGGACAGGACGTAAGACAACTGCTATGAACCTACAAGATGATATCAAATATAAGATGGAAGAAGACTTAGAGAAACTAAAGGAGTTATGTAATGAGATTAGCAATAGTGATTGACGTTGATGGTGACATCATGTATGTACCAGAGGGTGCAGTGTTTGAGAACTACCCCAAACCTAAACTGTTCGACAACTTAAAGGATGCACAAGAGGAGTGCGCTAAGTGGAACACTGGTATAATAGTAGACTTTGATACAAATAAAACTGTACCAATAGTAAGAAGCTTCGATGATGAGGAACGAAGAAGATCAATGGAACGAGAGGAGATGAATCGAGATGATGGAACTAGCACTACTAAAGACGCTACTCAGTAAAGATTTTTACGATCAACACAAAGGCATACGATGCCCAGATAAAATCTTTACCAAGGATGTGCGTAAGATAAAGCAAGCACTAGATGCAGCTATGGATACATATGGTGGTGACCTATCTGTGTCTGACTTACAGGCTGTGTTCAACCGTATCAATGCAAGCATGACCACCGCTACACGTACTGCTTATGAAGATCTCTTCAAGCGTATTGAGATAGCTGAACCTATCAAAGGTGAGATAGCAGAGGACACATTGTCTCAGTTGTTTCAGCAGCACGTTGGTGACCTTGTAGCTAACCTTGGCTTTGACTTTGTGAATGGTGCAGAGAATAGCCTTGAACCTTTACGTCAACTACTAGAGGAATACAAAGATGACTTTACTCCAAATCTTCGTGTCGAGTGGGATGATCATAGTCTTGATACTATCCTTGATGCAACGGCACTTGAATCGAAATGGAAGTTTAACATATCCAGTCTGGCTCGTAGGGTGGAGGGTATCAGTGGCGGTCATCTTATCTTGGTTGGCGCTCGTCCTAATACTGGTAAGACTAGCTTTCACGCCTCACTTGTAGCAGCAGACGGTGGCTTCGCACAACAAGGTGCAAAGGTTACAGTGCTGTGCAATGAGGAAGCTTACACACGTGTAGCTGCACGATACATTAGTGCCTCATCCAACATGACAATGACTGAGGTACGTACCAACAAAGCACTGGCTAACAAGAGATACCACCCTGTGTCAGAGAACATACAGTTCAAGGACAGCACAGGTAAGGGTATGGACTGGGTTGAGTCAGTGGTAAAGTATGAACGTCCTGATATACTTATCCTGGATATGGGCGACAAGTTTGCCGACATCAGGTCAGAACGATCAGACATAACTCTCAAGGCAGCAGCTATCCATGCACGTAACATAGCCAAGCAGTATGACTGCTCTGTGATATGGATGTCTCAGCTATCAGCAGAAGCAGAGGGCAGGGCTGACCTGAACCAAGCTATGATGGAAGGTAGTAAGACAGGCAAGGCAGCAGAGGCTGACCTCATGGTACTAATAGGTAAGACACAACAAGCAGAAGGAGAAGAGGATGATCCTATAAGATACTTAAACATAGCCAAGAACAAACTCAATGGCTTCCAAGGTAAGATTACTTGTGTGCTTGACGGTTCCAGATCAGTGTATTCAGCATGAGGTTGGTGTTAGACGTAGAGAATACGACAACAAAGCGTGACGATAAGTTACACCTAGATCCGTTTGAACCTGACAACTATCTAGTACAGGTAGGCTATCTTGATGCCGATGATCCTGAAGCTACTCTCTCTATCAGAACACTAGATCATAACGAATCAAAAGATGATATAGGATTTGAAAGACTAGAGATACAGTGGACACTAGACAATACCAAGCTACTGATAATGCACAACGCACAGCACGACTTGATGTGGTTGTGGGAGTGTGGTTACAAATATGATGGTGACATCTATGACACTATGCTTGGTGAGTATATACTAGATCGTGGACAGAGAAGAGGTCTAAGCCTTGAGGCTTGTGCGGAACGTAGGCAGTTAACATTTAAGAAAGCAAGACACACTAAAGAAATACTTTAAGGAAGGAAAGAACACAAATGAAATACCTTATGAGGAGCTTTGTGATTATCTCAAGTATGATTTGCTTACTACTTGCGAGTTGTTCCATGCCCAAGAAAAAGAATACAGCCAACCCGATGCCGCCTCTCTCAATACCGTTAGACGTGTTACCTTCAACACCTGTAAAACCCTTACAGAAATCTATATGGCTGGATTCAAAGTCGATCTTCAAGAGTTGGACAGAGTAGCAAAGGAGTACGAGCATGAGAAAGCTGAGATCGAAACACGTCTGCAAAAGAAAGTCAGGGAAGTTATGGGCGACACTCCGATTAACCTTCGGTCACCTGAACAGAAGTCACAAGTCCTCTTCAGCAGAAGGGTACATGACAAGAAGGAATGGGCTGATCTCTTCGAGTTCACACAAACACAAGAAGAGTTTAAGGATGCCGTTGCAGCCAACTCCTCACCGATCTACAGGACAACGGCTTACACCTGCACAAGTTGCGAAGGGCAGGGTAAGGTATTCAGAACTAAGAAAGATGGAACAAAGTTTGCAAGAGCTAATAGATGCAAGGATTGTGATGCACAAGGGTACAAACTAAAGAACACAGAACAAGTAGCAGGGCTACGCTTCACTGCACCAAGCAAGAAGTGGGTCAGTGCCAATGGATTTAACACAGGGAAGGATGAACTAGATGTACTATCTTCAACTGCTAAACAAAATAGAATGGACGAAGCTATCAGTTTCCTTTCTGATCTTAAACGTCACAATGCTATCTCTTCTTATCTATCTGCTTTTGTCAACGGAATACGAACATACACAAAGGACAATGGATTCCTGCACGTTGGACTTACCCAACACATTACAGCCACAGGACGTTTCAGTGGAAGAAATCCCAACATGCAGAACATGCCAAGAGGAGGTACATTCCCAGTAAAGAAAGTATTTGTATCAAGATTTGACAACGGATTAATTATGGAGGCAGACTTTGCACAACTCGAATTTAGGACAGCAGCGTTCTTGGCACAGGATGAAACAGCGATGCAAGAAATTTCAACTGGCTTCGATGTACATGCTTACACAGCAAAAGTTATTACTGATGCAGGGCAACCAACAACACGTCAAGCAGCTAAAGAACACACGTTCGCACCACTCTTTGGAGCAAGCGGTTACGGACGTACAAAAGCAGAGGCTACGTACTACAAGCACTTCAATGATAAGTACAAAGGGATAGCCAACTGGCACAGTAACCTAGCTGATGAGGCACTACGCTTCCTCAAGATAACAAACATATCAGGTAGACAATACGCTTTCCCTGATGTGACAAGACGTCACAGTGGTATACCAACTCACTTCACTATGATAAAGAACTACCCAGTGCAAGGCTTTGCTACAGGTGACGTAGTACCAGTGGTGTTGAATGAGATGCATGAACGTTTGCGACATATGAAGTCGTGTTTAGTCAATACTGTACACGATTCTATGGTGGTTGACGTACACCCTGACGAGAAAGACTTAGTATTGTCAATGGTGTGGACTATGAACCAGGATTTAAACAAAATAATAGAGGAGACATATGGAATAAAGATGAATGTACCAATGCTTTTAGAAGCAAAGATAGGAGAGAATTGGCTTGACACAGTGGATGTTTAGTGTATAACTAAGATCTCTTTGACTCTATAAAAAAGGATATAGAATGAGTAATGAACTAGCAGTAGCAAATGAACGTGGTCAATCAATGGCTGAACTAATGGGTGTGTCTGTCAAGACAAGTAACGCAGACTTCCTGCCATCCATATCACGTTTAGGAATGTTACATCAACCTATCATGGGTGAGGTAGATCTCAATGGTAAGATGATAAAGACAGAGGTAGTACCAGTAGGTGCATTCACCCTCAAGACAGGGGATGATATAGTCTACAGTAATGGTGCTACAGTTCGTGTCTTTGCCCAACGCAATCAATGGCAGAGATGGAACAGTGAGACAGAAGAGATGGAGAAGTCTGTGATGTCTAACTCTCTCAACGGTGACTTGAAGGATAGCATTGGTGGCTTCAACTTAGGTAGACCATCAGGTTACATCGAAGACTTCAACTCACTACCTGATGCAACCAAGCAACTGATGCGCTCAGTCAAGCGTGTCATGGTGTACTACGGTACTGTTTCATTGGACAGCCCTATGAATGAGAAGGGTGAGCCAGTAGATGCTGCAGCAACTATACCGTTTGTCATGGATGTAAAGAACCGTGACAGCCTGAAGAGTATCAATGGTGTGATGAGTAACTTCAAGAAGAAGAACATGTTACCTATCATGTCTACCATCAAGCTAGAAGGTATCGAAGATAGCATACCTACTGGTGCTAAGTTTGGTAAGATACAAGCAAGCACAGGTGATAGTGTAGAACTTGCCAAGGAAGACAACGACACACTCAAAGACTTCTTAGAACTTATTGAGTTTAGCAACGGTAAGATACTAGATCTACACCATGAACGTGCCAAGATGGGTACAGATAATGATGCAGAACTTGTCGGTGAGATCCTCAACAATGACTTCGTAGAGGTGGCTGAGTAATGAATCACCCTGCTGAACTACAAGTCTTTAGCTACTTGCAAAAGGCTATGAAGGGTGAAGCTACAATGACAGAGGAGGTGACCGACTTGGTTGCCTCCGATGTTAAGGCTGCTTGAACAAGCAGTTTAACTCACCACCACGTGATGCGTTCAGACTACGTATGTCTAACATAGGCAGACCTAAGTGCCAGTTGTGGTTTGAAAAGAATGACCCTGAAGATAAGTTACCTTTGCCTCCACACTTCCTGATGAACATGATACTAGGTGATCTAGTTGAAGCTGTGTTCAAAGGGTTACTACGTGCAGCAGGTGCTGAGTTCAAAGACAATGATACTGTCACACTCAAGCTACCTGATGGACAGGAGATCAAGGGTGAGTACGACATGGAAATGGATGGCAAGATAGATGATGTTAAGTCTGCATCACCTTGGTCATACACAAATAAGTTTGACTCATTCGAAGCATTACAAAAGGGTGATGGCTTCGGATACATACCACAATTAGTAGGTTACTCTAAGGCTGCAGGAAAGGAAGTAGGCGGTTGGTGGGTGGTCAACAAAGGCAACGGTGAGTTTAAGTATGTCAGTGCTTCGGAGGTTGACTCTGATAAGGTCATAGAAGATATCCAGGAAACGGTAAATTATATAGAGAAAGATGAACCGTTTGAAAGATGCTTCAAGCCTGTGCCTGAGACATTCTACAAGAAGCAAACAGGTAACATGGTACTCAATAGTTCCTGTAGATTTTGTAGCTTCAAACATAAGTGTTGGGATACTTTAAAAACAATACCATCAAGAGTATCTAAGGCTAAGAACCCACCGCAGATTGACTACGTTTTAATAGGTGATGGCCTTGCCACGTAGACATAACAAAATGTTATACCGTAGCGGTCTTGAACAAGAGGCTGCTACGTTTCTAAAGACTAGACAGAAGACAGTAGAGTATGAGAAGATAAAGATAGAGTGGGAAGACTTACGCTATAGAACATACACACCTGACTTTGAGTTAGACAACGGTATCATAATAGAAACCAAAGGAATATTTAGTGCAGCAGATAGACGCAAACATATAGAGATACAGAGACAGCATCCTAAGTTAGACATCAGGTTTGTATTCAGCAACGCTAAACAAAGATTATATAAAGGAGCTAAGTCTAGGTACTGTGACTGGTGTGAACAGAAGAACTTCAAGTGGGCGCATCGTGTTATACCTGAAGGGTGGCTACTAGAAAAAGGCAACCGCATGAAAGTGCAGCGTGTCATAGTTAAAAGGAGAACCTAATGGGTTACGAACTAAAGGATGGTGACGTTGCTATAATCATCAGCCCTGAGACAGAAGAAGATGGATCATGGACAGGTATACTAAAGACAGGTTTAATCTTTGGTGATGAGCAACACCCTATAGCTATGAGAGCAGCTATGGATTATGCACTGACTATGGCAGCAGCATCTGAGGTACTGGAAGAGTATCCTGATCTGATAGAATACTTTGATGATGCAAGGCATGAACTGTTAAAGGAAATGTTTCCTAAACAATATGCTGAAACACAGGTTGAACTTTCTAAAGAAATGGATTATGAAACAGAAGGTAACGTAATTAAATTAACCAAGTGGACAAAGACGTTAGGTGAAGCATGACAGAAGAAGAGTTTGAAATAGACTTTGATGTAGAGATATGTTTAAGGACTTTGATGAAATGGAAAAAGATTTAGTAAACCATCCACCACACTATAACCAAGCAGGTATAGAATGTATTGATGCTATCCTTGCTGCAACTAACCACAACAAAGAAGGATACCTACAAGGTAACATACTAAAGTACGTATGGAGATATGACTACAAGGGTGGCCTAGAAGATTTACAAAAGGCACAATGGTATCTAAACAAACTCATAGAGGTATACAAAGAGAAGCACAAATGAAACGTAAGTTTAGTGTTACATATATGATGGAGGTAGACGAAGAGAATAACTTCTTATCCTCCCACCAAGAAGGTCATAAGGAAGACGTGTATGATTTAGTAAGTAATGTCATGCATGATGTAGATGATATAAAGATACAGAATCTAGTAGTGAAGGAGAGACAATGATAACACAGGAAGACATAGACCATTTCGCAGACATGCAATCACCCATTATGGACATGGGGTACTACCAAAAGGAAGCAGTAAAGACTGCTATCTATACTGACCCTATCATCTACCCTGCGTTGGGCTTGGGTAATGAGGCAGGTGAAGTACAAGGTAAAATCAAGAAGATGTTGCGTGATGATACGTTTAACAAAGAAGACATAGCAGCAGAGATAGGTGATGTGCTATGGTACATTGCTGCACTGTGTCGTGACTTAGAGATAGACATGGCAGAGGTAGCGTTGAATAACCTAGCTAAGTTAAAGAGTAGAAAAGAACGAGGAACTATAAAGGGAAGTGGGGATAACAGATGACTGACATGACACAGATACATTTAGGTATGACCATAATTCTTTGGATAGTTGTGATGATCATATGGAATAGGTACTACAAGTGACACCAAGGGAATCAGCAGAGATAGAAGCAAAGAAAACATTTGAACTGTTTATACTTTGGTCAAAGAGAACACTATACTTTTTTACAGCTTTTTTATTAGTAGTTGTGGTAGGCTGCAATAATGGAGTGGAGACAGGTAAAGGTGCAACAGGAAGTAAATATAATGGAGAGGTGTACGCACCAACAAATATAGGGGAAGACAAATGAGTAACTTACTACCAACAGACTATCAAAGTTTTATACACCAGTCACGCTACGCTAAGTATGTAGATGGCAAAGGCCGTGAGTCATGGGCTGAGACAGTAGGGCGCTACGTTGATAACGTGGTACGTCCGAAGCTAGGCAACGACTCATGGGTTAACCAGATAGAGCAAGCTATCATAGGGTTAGATGTAATGCCAAGCATGAGGGCCATGATGACTAGTGGTCCTGCGTTGGACAGAGATAACACAGCAGGGTACAACTGCTCATACCTACCTGTCGATGACCCTAAGTCTTTCGATGAGGCTATGTTCATACTGTTGTGTGGTACAGGTGTAGGCTTCAGTGTTGAGCGTCAGTTCGTGCAGCAGCTACCTGAAGTACCTGAGTTGTTTGACAGCGAGACTACCATTGTAGTTAAGGATAGCAAGGAAGGTTGGGCTAAGTCTTTCCGTCAGCTACTAGCATTACTATGGGCAGGTGAGATACCCAAGTGGGATGTCACTCGTGTACGTCCTGCAGGTGCTAGGCTCAAGACGTTTGGTGGTAGAGCCAGTGGTCCTGGACCTCTTGTCGAGTTGTTTAACTTCTCAGTCAACACGTTTAAGAATGCACAAGGACGTAAGCTTACCTCTATGGAATGCCACGACTTGATGTGTTTCATTGGACAGATAGTTGTAGTAGGAGGTGTACGTAGGTCAGCCATGATTAGTTTGTCTAACCTAAGTGATGATCGTATGCGTCACGCTAAGTCAGGACAGTGGTGGGAGACAGCACCACACAGAGCATTAGCTAACAACTCTGTATCATACACAGAGAAGCCAGACATAGAAACATTCATGCGTGAGTGGACAGCATTAGTAGAGAGTAAGTCAGGAGAGAGGGGAATATTTAATCGTGAAGCATCTAAAGCACAGGCTGCTAAGTATGGTAGGCGTGATCCTGACTGGCAGTTCGGAACTAATCCATGCAGTGAGATCATACTTAGACCCTACCAGTTTTGTAATCTTACGGAAGTTGTTGTTCGTGCCACTGATACGCTTAAAGACTTGGAGCGTAAAGTCAAAGTCGCCACAATACTTGGCACAATCCAAAGCTCGTACACAAAGTTTCCGTACCTGCGTAAAGTGTGGCAACGTAATACTGAAGAAGAGAGATTGCTTGGTGTGTCGCTGACAGGTATCATGGACAACCCATTGATGACTGCTGTTAACTCTAACTTGGAGAAGCTATTAGATGACTTACGGAATATCGCACTGGCTACTAATCATGAATACGCTGACTTGCTTGATATACCTCAGTCTGCTGCTATTACCTGCGTCAAACCTTCGGGTACTGTCTCGCAGTTGGTGGACAGTGCCAGTGGTATACATGCTCGTCACTCTCCATATTACATCCGTACTGTACGAGGTGATAATAAAGACCCACTTACACAGTTTATGATTGACAACGGTGTACCTAATGAGCCTTGTGTATTCAAGGGTGACACTACAACAGTGTTCAGCTTTCCTGTACGATCACCAGAGAATGCTATAACACGCAACGACATGACTGCTATTGAACAGCTAGAGACTTGGCTTACTTACCAAAGACATTGGTGTGAGCATAAACCTAGTGTAACGATATCAGTGCGTGATGATGAATGGCTTGAGGTAGGAGCCTTTGTCTATAAACACTTTGACGAAATGTCAGGTGTATCTTTCCTACCACACTCAGACCATACCTATCAGCAAGCTCCTTATCAAGATTGCAGCAAGGAAGAGTATAAAGAATTACTCAAGACCATGCCGAAAAAGATTGACTGGAACAAACTTTCAGAGTATGAACAAGAAGACAACACGAAGTCCAGTCAAACATTTGCTTGCTCTGGTGACGTGTGTGAAGTAGTAGATATAACATAGGAGTTATCATGGAAGTAATAGTATCAGCAGTAATAGCTTACTTTGCAGTAGGCTCAATAGCAGAGAAGTATCTTGAACCTTGGGTCAATGATAAAGTAGAACAGTATTACGAAGCAAAGGAATAGTATATGTCTTGGGTATTAGTAGCGCTCTTTATATTTAATGGAGAGCCATTGATTATGAGCGACAACATCTTATATGAAAACAGAGAAAAGTGTAATGCTGCTGTGTCTGCACGTACCAAATACTTAGAGGCTACTAGACCTAAGTCTATGTGGGAAGCAGACTACTGGGTATGGTGTACCCAGATACCACAGGAGGTATAGTATGGCTAATTGTAGGCATTGTAATGTAGAGTTAAATGAAAGTAACTGGAATCCAAGTTGGAGAAAAAATAACGGCAACAAAATGTGCAAGCCTTGTTTTAATAAAAAATATCTTGCTACAAATACTAAGGGTAATGATAAAAAAAATCTTATAAATAATCCTCTTGCCATGTATGTAAATGGTAAATACATATCACGTAAACATCCACTATACAAACCTGGACGCTACAAAACTTTTAGTGATGCAGCCTTTGATGGTACATATAAGTTAGACTCTATTAAAGAGGGGTACGTGTATGCCATAACTAATCCTGCTTGGCCTGAGTGGGTCAAGATAGGCATGGCTGTTGATGCTGATGATAGATGTAATGGCTATCAGACTAGTAGCCCCTTTAGAGACTACTCACTAGAGCATGTGGTTGTGTCAAACAATAGACGTGTATCAGAAGCACAAGCACATAAAGCAGCAGCTAAGATAGCTGAAGAACAAAGAGGTGAATGGTTTAAGATAAGTATAGAACAGGCTAAAGATGTATTAAATAAACTATCAGTAAATTTAGAAAAGGCAGCTTGATGAAACTGGAACGTGAAGCTACAAACTACATGCAAGCCAAGCGTAATCAGTTCAAGAAAGACTTGACTGATGCTATAAGAGTAGTAGATAAATTTTTATTGGATAATCTTGAGGACAATGACCAGCGCAAGAAAGCTAGAGATAAGCTCCTTGAGTGTAAGATGTGGGCAGGGCATAGCTATATATCATAGCTTGCCTACCTCGTCCTCTGCATCTTTAAGGTATGTTGCATAGCGCATGAACAACTCAAGTTCTCTAAAGCTTAGATCTTCTAGTTGTCCAGTAATTCCATAGTCTTCTCTCATCATTCTAAGAGCTTGTCTTCTAGTTTCTTTATTGAATCTTTTAGTCAATGTAGTTGCTTTATTTAATACGCTACCTTGGTATCCTGCGTAGCCTCTATCCATACTTTCACGTACCATAGATTTAACATCAGATATTCTTTTCTTTAGCATACCACGCTTTTGTTTTATGTTTGCGTCTTGAAATCTAGGATTGTCTAATAAATCTTGTGTGTAAGTTTCAAGCATAGGTGCTAACATACCATTGAAGATTTTATCATAGGCAGGTATGTTTGTCCTCTCACTAGCTTTCCACGGAGCCATGTCAGCCATAGAGTATACCGTTTCTGTAGCTGTCTTGCTAGGCTTTACTGTTAATCCAAACAGTCTTGCAAAAGGATTAGCATCGTATACCTCTCCTGATCTGGTAGCTACAGATAACTCCTTACCTGTTATGGAATCCTCACCACCTAGTCCAAGCTTTGTAAAAGTATCATTTGTTATAGCGTCTACCGAATCAATGAATGTCTCTATTATATTGTCAACATATTTGGTAGAAGTTTGTGTAAATGTATTGATACCTTCAGCTTGACGTACATCTTTAGCTGTGTCTGTACCTGTAGCAAAACCTACAGCTTTGTTTAGTACATCTAGTGGTCTAGTAAAACCTGCTACAAAGTTACCAGTAACCTTATACATACCATCTATAGCTGCTGCTCTCTTGTCTATGTCTACATTAGTTAACACATCTAACATATTGTTTATGTCGTTAGCAAACTGTGTGTCACGTGCAAGCTGACCAACAGCTAACTGTGTACCTATCTCTCTTTGTAAGTCTGCTGATACCTGCTCACCATTTCTCATAGTGTTTAGTACCCTACCTGCTGCAAGCCATAGAGAGAATGGGTAGGTGTTCTTGGCATCTACAATAGTACCACCACCTACATCTACTTCATATACACCTAAATTCTTTTCTCTTCTTTCGTTGTCATATTCCATAGACAAGCCTAATGCAGTAGAGCCTACAAGCATACGTGCGAAAGCATCTCTGTCTGTTACATTTGGTTCTTGCTTTGTTAGGTTTCTAGTAAACCTGTATAGATGTTGAGGTGCAGCTAGTGGTGACCACTGATAAGCAGTAGCTATAACATTGTTAAAGAACCTACCAAATGGTAGAAGTGTACCAAAACCTGGAGTGTTAGAAAAAGTTTCAGCCATCTTAGCAGCAGTACGTAGTAGCTCTGGTTGTTCTGTAGTTGTATAATCCTTAGAGAATACAGACTTGAGTGTACTGTCCAACGCACCTTGAATAACTTCTAGGTCAGGCTCTTCTCCTTTTTCTATGGCCTCCCTTAAAGTCATCTTTTTATTTATACGCATATACTTATCCATCTCAGTCATAAACATCTGAGACTTAGTAAAGCTATCCTGTATACGTACACCAGATATATTACTTGCTGCGTTAGAACCAGCTTCTATGTTTCTAAATAGTTTGCTATTAGGGTCCATGCCGAATCGTTCACCCTGAACTTCTACACCACCTGACATAGTTTCGAATAACTTCTTACGTGTTGCTTCGTTGTTAGATTCTTTTAAGAACCTCATGTATGAATCGTGTGTAGTGTATGGGTCTAGTAAGTTTCTAAACTTCTGTGATTGTATCTGTGTATACGCACGTGCTTGTCTCATTGTTTCTCTAGCAGCAGTAGTATCGTATGTTGACTGACCAAGAGCTTTCATACTTAGCATACCAAAGTTAAACAAGTCAGCCATACTCTGACCTACATAGTATTGAGCAAAGCCAGCTACGTTAATCATGGTAGTAGCAGGAGATGAAACAAGTAAACGTTTCCATACAGACTGTCCGTACTTTAACGGCTGTGATTTATTCATCTTGTCTACTTCTTTAGTAGCCTCTGCTATGTCATCCTCTAAAGTTTTCTTAGTACTACTACCAGCAGCTACAATACCTGAGTTAATAATACGCTTTGACTGTGATAGAACGTTAAGGATTTTACCTGCTTCACTAGAATCTTTTGCTAGTAGATCTCTTAGGTTAATACCTTTGGTATCTGCCATCTCTCCTAGTGTTAGCTCTGTATATTTACCCAAGGATTTGTTAATCTTTATTAAATCCTCTTCAGGTAGAAACCTAACTACATTAGTTATCACATCTGCTGTTAGTTTATTAGAGTGTATCTTCAAGCCTCTATCATTCATAAGCTTTGCTAATCCACCCTTACCATCTGAGCCTAGCATTATATTAGAGAACAAATCAGATGGCATAACAGCAGCCTCTAGTTTTAAACCTCTGTCTACCTTTGAGTTCCATGCCTCAATGTCTTCTAGCATTTGTTTGGTAACTTTTTTACCATCCTGTCTGGAGAGTATAGCTGAGTTACTTTCTATAACAGCTTTAGATATATCTTCTAATGTGTTTGTTGGCTCTTCAAGTCCTGACAAACCACGAAACTTACCGAAGCCTAACTGTGCTGCACCTGCTACACCACCCAACAAAGAAGAGAAAGCTGTTTGTGTTTTACTATACTGTTCTTGAGCGCCAGCTTCCATCAATGTCTTCTGTGCTAGACTATCCTGTAGCATAGCAAAACCTGCGTCTGCTCCTACGGTTACCTTTAAAGATGTGCCTCTTGCTTTGTCAAATAATGCTTCCTGTTTACCCTTCATGGCATCCAGTGCTATCTTTCTGCGTCCTTCTTTAGTAACCTCTTGTGTTACTTTCTCTGCTGCTTTTTTAGATTGACCTTTAGATAGACCTGCTTTAGCTGCTCTTCTAGCTGCTTGCATCCCAGCTTTCTCTGCTGCTTTTCTAATCTGTGTAGCGTTGGCTCCATCTCTTGCAGCTTGTAGTCCTGCTCTCTTTACTGCATCTAGTACAATCTTTTTACCTGCTACTGTGTAGCTACCTGCAAGAAGTCTACCAACACCACCAGTAATAAGACCTACATAGTTAGTAGGGTCTTTAGCTGCAGCAAAGATGTAATCCTTTACGCCATCAACAGCACCCATAGCCCCATCATTCTGAAACACATTACCTAGCTGTTCATATATTTGATAAGCATCTCCAGCAACCTTCTTCATATTATCGTCTGCTTTATTTATAAACCTTAGTTCACCTGTAGTACTAACAGTGTTAGCATTGAAGTACCGCATGTGCTGTACAAAATCGTCTACAGTTTCTTCTACGTTTTTGTTTTTATAGCCAACACCTTTACGTCCTACCATATACCTACGTATCTTAGCTAGGTTCTGACCCTTCTTTAGATCATCCTTCTTGAGAGTAACATTCTTATCTATGTAGAAATCTTCTTCTCTATCAGGTGTAACCCTGACATCAGGACCACTCATAATATCATTTATTCTACGTTGAGCTTCTAAATAGTTTGCCATACTAGTCCTCTAATAATGCTTCATAGCCAAAAGGTAGTCCAGAAGTAGGATCGTGGGTTTCGCCATAAGTTATATCCCAGTATTCAGCCTCAGTAACCTTTTTCATTTTACCTGTAGGAGCATTTAGTATACCTCCTGCTCTTACTGGTATCTCTTTAGTTTTTTCTCCACCATCAGAAGGTCTAGGTGGTGCAATGATTACCTTACCAGACTTAGGATCTACCTTACCCTTATAGTCTCTATCCCATCCTACCCTGTTAGCACTTAAACTAGACGGTCTTTTAGGAAAAGTTTTAGCAAGTAACGCTTCTTTTTGAGCTTCTGGATCGGGCGCTTCCGTTTGGGTATTTTCTTCTTGGTTGTTGCTTTGTTCTGGTTGGCTATCGTCTGTATCCCCCTCTGGTGTTGACATTAAATCTTCTAATGAAGAGGCATCAGCTTCAGCGTTGAGAGTAGCTGTAGTGTTATCCTCTTCTTCTTCATCAGGTAACAACCCAAGTTCCCTCATTTGATTTACTACATACTCTTCACCCATAAGTCTCTTCATTAGATTTACGGAAGGCTCATGGTCAAATAGACCAGTCTGTCCATACATCCCAATCTTAGTATCTATTATTGCTCTTGCTGCATTTCCTATCTGTTCTTCTCTAGCATCATCTTCTGCGTCTAAGACTGTGTAACCTACTCTTCCATCAGGGTGTACAAAGTCTTGCATTCTTTGTTTAAAATCTGGATTATATAGTTCACTACCTTCATCTATCTTTTGATTAAATTTTAGTTTAGCCGCATCTATACGTGCTTGTGCTTTGGTATCAATAGCAGTTAATTCTATGTTGCTAAGATCATTTACAAACTCTCCTGCTGCCTCTGGTCCATAGAACTCTCTGTCAAAAAAGTTAACACCTAAGTTAGGAAAGAGAGAGTTATACTCTGCCTGTGAAGCTAGTTCATTTACATCAGTTATGGACATGTTACCCATAAATGTTGTGTCTCCTAATCTTTGCTTTGCTTGGCCCATAGCATTTGTACCAAACATGGAAGCAAGTATACTATCACTTGATTGAACATCTGATTGTTCTGCTGCAAGAGTTGGGTCCATCTTAGCACCATATTGTATCTTAGCAAGCTCACCAATTTTCATGTCTATGTAAGCAGGGTTTACTTCAAACACTTCGGGCATATCTATAATAGCTTCTACATCAGAAGAACCTAATGTTTGCATACCTTTTTGATTTGCTGCAGATAATAGTTTCTCATAGAAAGTTTTTATACCCATAGCACCAGAACCCATAGCAGCCATGACTTGTTCTTTAGTAGCACCTAGCTGTATAGCTTTTTCAGCCATCTGTCCATACTCACTTGCTAAGAGAGTTCTATCAGCTATTGCTTTCCTATTTGCTTTGGCTAGTTCTTCTTCCTTATCTTCAAACTCTTCAGCATCAGTTCTTCTTTTCTTGATACCCTCTGTTTGCTTGTCTAAAAAGGCTGCTCCAAAAGCTTTCCAATTAAATCCCATCTTATAAACCTTTCGCCATCAAGCCCATTGGCTTCTCTTCTGGTGTGTCTTCTTCCTCTGGCTCTTCTTCAACCAAATCACTTAACATTCTTTTTCCTGGATCTGAACCATCATCAGGATTATCTTTTATGTATCCACCTACTATAGCTTGGAAACGTTGTAGCTCTCTGTCTTCTGCTTCCTTCTGATAATCTTTACCATCATCTGAAACTTCAACACCTAAACTTGTAATGGCTTGCTTTAGGAACTCATGTATAATAGGCTTGACTAGCATAGCTACATCAACTGAGTGGATACCATTCATAGTACCTGCACCTACAATAGTATTTACTATAGGCTTGAGAGATAACCCTGCCTGACACACAGCAGCCAGATCATCTATAACATCTTGGTTAGCCATGCTCTCTATATAAAACATAGTAACATCTTCTACACTGGACATCTCTGCTGGTTGTTCCCAAGGATTATTCTTAGGTTCACCTGTTAAAGACTGTCCTGGAATTGGTTGATCAAATATTGCTAATGTCTTCATTTTGTTTTCCTATTTAGTAAATCCTGCACCAAAGTATAAGCCTACTATAGCAGATACTATGTGCGTGTCTAGTGGTGTGATAACGAAACCTCGTGCAGCTTGCCATTGTACTGTACCGTCACCACCAAATAGCCAGTTAAATAAACCGCCATGTACTTCTGTGTAACCTACGATAACGCTTACGTCAGGATACCATACAGCTACCATCTTTGGCAAGACAATAATAGCAAAGACTGCAGATAAAGCTATGATCCTACGTGTCCATGCAAAGTGTATGTCTTTACTACCATGCTCTCTGGCTTCGTTGACTGCACCTATTAAAGCCTTTTGTTGTTCAGCTTTATTCTTAGCATTCTGTCCTATTAAAGACATAACTCCACCTAGTACGGTAGAGAAAAGCATTGTTATTAGTTCTAGTGGTAGTCCAAACATGTTATTGTCCATCTCCTCCTAATCCAGCATCTTTTATTATAGCAGCTACTATCTCTGGATCAGCTTGTGTTAAGGAAGTGTCGGTTAGCCTGTTTATTTTAAAACCACCTTTGTAATATTGTTTCATAATTTCAGGAGTATACAATGAGGCTCTTATACCTCCTTTGGACTTTCCTCCTGTTATATAGGAAGTAGCACCTGCTGATTGGTTACCTCCTAGAGCTACAATAGATCCATCATCTCTTACTTCTAAAACAACAGAAACATGCCCTTTACCTGGAGCTTCATTTGGGTATTTAAAATCTCCATTATCCTGACGTGTGCCATCTAGTTTATTATTAAATATTATAATATCACCAGCTTTTACATCGGAGGGTTTACCTTTGTATGTTTTACCTGTGTTTGGATTGTGGTTATATATAG